CTACGCACCGCCCATCCTCGCCATCACCACGGCATGCTGCGCCTCCCCCACGCGAAGCACGTTTAGCGCGTGATACCTCGGCATCTTCACGTAGTCCTCCACGGTAAACGGCGCCAACTCCTCCGCCAGTTCCCGGAACGTCTTTTTGCTCGCGCGAAACACGGTATAGTGCGGACCGGCACTCCGGATGATCTCCGCCAGATCGTGCGGTATCTGCTCCCAGCTGTGGAACATCCACACGTACGCATAACGCCATTTCCGCGACTCGACCGCCGCTGCCTTCCACGCGCGAGCACTCCGCAAGAACTGGTGCGGCTCATCGAATACGATAAAGAACGGAAACTGGTCGGCCTCCTCCCGCAATGTCATCGCCAGGTCCAACTTGACCGACAGGAGGTTGACGATGAGGTCGACGCCTTCCGCCCCGAGTGCCGCCTTCGGCACGTCGATCACGACCGCCCTCCTCTCGCTGGTCAACGCGACCATATCGAGCGAGTTGTCGGACGCGAAACATTCCGCCAGATACTCGTCGCCCAGGATCGTGTCGAGCCGGTTGTAAATCGGAGCCAACACTTGCGCCCGCCTGCCGTCCGACATGTTCCCGTAATCCTCCAGCGTCGTCCGGTGCATCCCCGCGCCCATCTCCGCGATACACTCCGCACGATAAGCGTCATCCTCGAATATCCGCATGATTTCCGCCAATTTCGCCGTCCGCATCGCCATGATCGCCGCTCGCAAGTACCGCGCCGTCTGCGCCCCGGCCTCGTCGGTCGCCGTGTTAAAGAACGATATAATCGCGTTAGCCAATCGGTTTCTGGCGCGAGGCGACCGGTTGATCTCGCAAAAGTCGAGCGCGAACGGAGCCGTGCCGTCAATGCGGATTCGGGTTACGCGATCACTCGGTAGCGCGGCCGCCACCATGTCGCCGATTTGACCTTTCGCGGGATCAATCGCCAGACCGCCGAAACCACTACGGACGGCCTCGACCAGCAGGTTGGCCCCCGCCGTCGTCTTGCCGGAGCCCATTCCGCCAATTATCACGCGCGGCAAGCACAACTCATCGTAGTCGCCCGTTGGCATGTAGACGGGGATTTCTGCACCCTTGTGCTTAACGGACCCAAACCGCATGCCACCTGCCGATATCTCCGCTGGCACGCCCGTCTCGAGTTGCGCGATACTGTCGATCTTGTAGCGCTCCTGCAACGGTCGCGTAGGCAACAGGAATAGGCGCGACACCTCCGCTATGCTCATATAGTCGCGCTGTAGCCGCAGTCCTGCCGTCCGCTCACGCATCTTACGCCACGTCCGGTCGGCTTCCGTCTCGTGCGCGATCAGGTGATTGTCACCGTCTAATTCGCGGAAAGCCATCGTGACCATCCGCAACAGCGCTCGGGCACGGGCCCTATCCGCGCATACGATTCCCACACGGACCGCTACGTCATAGGCGTCACCGCGCGTCTTGGCAAGCGTTTCCGACCGGAGTTTTCCGTCGCGAAGAATGGCGGCGCGCTCCCCTCCGTCAATATCGATTGGTTCCGGCTCCTCTCCCGTTATTAGCTCCGTTACGACCGAGATTGCGCCAAGTACCGTTTTCGTCGCGAGTTTAAGCGCTGTACGCCCGACCGTCCGCTTGTTGATCGCGAGTTTCTGCGGCATCTCGCCCACCTTGAACCGTTCGTACGCCTCCACTGCGCCCGTGTACCAGTCGCGCTCTGCCGGTATCGCGAGCGTCTGCACATATACGGAATCCTCCGCCTCCATTGCGCGCACCGTTTCGAGGAGCGAAGCCAAGAACGATATTTCGCGGCGGTCCACCCGGATCGCGAACATATAATGATAGTGGAGGCCGATGGTTGCCGCCATGACCGGACGCTCCTCGAACGGGTCCGCCACTTCCGCAACCGATACGTTAGGCCACGTTGATTCGATCGCCTTGCGCGCGAGCGATTCGTGCTCCCGCAGGACGGTGACGTGGAACGCAGTGCCCTCACGTTGGAGTACCGTCTCGAACGAAAGGAACGGAGCGCGCGTAATCCGACGACTTGCGGAGTCCCACCGCTCGAGTGGCGATTGGTAAACGCATAGGGTCTGCGCGAACTGTTCGGCGGCTTCGTTCGTCAGGCGCGCGTCAGGCGTTATCCGTAGATGGATCAGCGTGCCACCATCGCCTTCCCTACGCTCACCAGAATCTGCATGATCGCGGGTGCAAACTGCATCCCCACGTACCCGACCGCCGCCCACTTGAGCATCGCGAGTCCCTTCGAGCGCTGCCCGACCATGATTAGCAGACATCCTCCGCATATCATCAGGAACGCGACCGGATACGACACGCCCTGCGCCAGTTGGATGATCGGGTCGAATGCGCCGATGATCTTGTCGGCAATCCCCGCCGCCTCCGCGTGTTCCAATCGCAATATGTACGCCGCCGTTGCCCCCGCTAGGAGAGCGTTTATCTGCCGTTTCTGTCGCGTGGTCAACGCGCTCTCCATCTCGCCGAAAAAATCGTCCCACGGTATCACCTCGACTTTCTCACGTTTTAGGCGCGAAAATGACGGTAAGATCACTGAGTAAAACACCGTATACCACTCCTCTCGTTTGGCGATACTACGCGTAACCATATCGTTAGGAGGTCGCCCCATGCCGCTTGTAGTTTACGTTGGTTACGCGCTCGTTGCCGGTGGGATCAGTATTGTCGCGCTCAAACTGTTCGCGGGCTAATCGTAGATCACCGTACTTTTGCCGTTTTCCACCCTTACGCGATAACTCACCTTGTATCGCGCCTCTGCGTTGTTGATCTTTTGCACGTACTCGATAATGTTCGGCGTGTTAACGCACAGTCTCACGAGATCAAGCGCAAGTGTAGTCGGGTGTTTGCCGCACGCAACCGCGAGCCGCACCAACTTCGTGCGTGTATCGTCATCTGGCGTGAGTCCAATCCGTCTTCCTGCGATCATTTGACCGCCTCCTTTCCGCTATGTACCGTAAACTTACGTCGTGACCGCGTTACCTATGCGTGTACCGGAAATAAAAATACGCCCCGGCGCGGAAGTTACTCCGTACCGGGGCTATTTCGGTGGGCACACGACGGGCCAACGCTCGCTTGCGCCTGCGCGCTACGCTAGAGCGTATGCGGGCGCGGGCGGTTTTATGCGAGGACTGCCGTAATATTCCGCATATCAATCCACGCAAACTCCGCATCGTTCGCGACCTTGATCTGCTTGCGGACGGTATCAACGCGCTCAACCACGCCCCACATCTGGCGGATTTCGCCGTATCCCCGCCGCGTTTCTTTCCAATAGCGGACTGTGACCGCAAAGTCCTCGTTCATTGACGTGCAGATGACGCGGTTGATCTCCGCCATCTCGTCGTCTTCGAGGACCGGACGCGGAACGAGCGTTGATTCGTACGCGTGCTCGGCAAGGGCCGCTACATGTTCCGGCAGCATAAATTTCATCGCGAACAGATCGTCTATCTTCGATGCCATTTCGAAATCCCCTCCGTTATCGAACGTTTGTTCCTATATTATGCGCTCATCGTCCGAATTTATCAAGAGGGACTCCGTTCCCGCCGAAGATGGTTCGCACGCGGACGTACAATCGCGGAGGCAAGTCCGGAAACACGAACGCGAGGCACCCGTCGGGCAGCGAACGCGCATCGTACGGTATGTACCGGTCGTCAAGTTGGCGGCAGATGGCGGTGGCCTCACGCCAGGTTACTACGTAATAAAACGATGGTTTCACGGTGTAACACGCTCCTTTCCGTTAGAGCGTAACATGACCGTTTGGGACAAAAAAAATAACGCCCCGGTAACGTAGTCACTCCGTAACAGAGCGACCGCGTCACCAGGGCGTTCGTTATTCCGCGTCCTCCCGCTTGCCGTCAACGTATCCTTCCGCGAGGATATACGCTGCGACTGATCCAAATGCCGTAATCATCGCGGTCACATTCTCGATCGTTCCCGCGTCGGTCCCGAACAGGACGAGAATGGACGTGACAAACCCGGCCACGGCGAGCCAGAGTTTGCGCGACGAGAGTTTACGTTTCCAATCCGTCATACTAACGTCCTCCTACCGTTTAGTATTCGTTGCGCGGTCGGTCAATACGAAGACCAGCCACGCCATATCATCGCGCACCTTCTCCGGCTCCGAACGCAGGCGGGCCTTCCATTCTTCCGCGTTGTTCAGTACCGCCTTGGCCGCGAGACTGTCGATTGCCTTGTCCGCGAGTTGCAGTTGCCAATCCTTTATCGCTTCCATAACGGCCACCTCCGCTTTCTCCGCTAGTTCTGCGGCAGCTACCGGCGCCTTCACTACCGGATAATACTCGCGCAAGTACGCGATTGGGTCCGTGTGCGTCCCGTAGCCTTTCCGCCTCACCTCGTAATGCAGGTGCGAGCCGGTCGACCTGCCGGTACTCCCCTGCCGCCCCACCACGTCTCCGCGCTTTACACGCTGGCCCACCCGGACGGCGGCGTCGTGCAGATGCGCGTACAGGTGCGTCGCCCCATTCCGGTCCTGCACCGCGACGACTACGCCAAATCCGCCATAGCCCGTGCCCGCCACGCCCATCTTCGCGTGAGTGACCGTCCCTTCCGTAAACGCGTGGATCGGCGAAAGGTGTCCCTTTACGAGATCAACGCCGGTATGAAAAACGGGCGCCCCGGTAAACGGGTCCTTGCGCGGGCCGTACGGACTTGTAACGCGATATGGCGCAAGCATTTCGTCGACTACGTTAAACTCGCGCGTCATAATCCTCCGCCTCCTCTTCGGCCGTGTCCGACTTTTTCTTGCGGAACTCCTGGACCGCGCGGACACCGAACACGCCGCCGGTTATCGTCATGAGGACCGGAGCGACCATATCGAGCAGCGTCACGTACATGCCATCGACCGGCCGCCCCATCAGGACGAGTACGAGGCCGATCGCGACAAACAGGAAAAAGACGGTCGTGGATACGAGCAGGAGGTAGTCCTTTTCGCTTACGCCGTCCTTATCGTTCAAAAACGTCTTCATGCGCTCCCTCCCGTCCTACTTCGTCAGAAAATAGATGAGGACGGAGCCGATAAAACTCGTCCCCATCCCGATAATGACGCCCCACTTTCGCCGGTCGTCCGCTTTGATCTCGGCGATGACACGGGCGTTTTCGTTTGACAATGCGTAGGCGTCACGCGCAACCTCGTACGCTTTCTCCGCCCGTTCACGATCCCGCGTAAGGTGGTCGACCTTTTCCTCGACGCGAACCATCCGCTCGCGCACGTCCTGCAAGACCGATACAATATCGTGTTCTCCCATCGGGCACCTCCGCCATTAGGCCACTTCGTCCGCGCACGGTGTCTCGGCGAGATGAGGTGCGTCAAGTTGAATGAGCGTAGTCCGAACGTCGTTCCGGATTGTTTTCGGTACGTCGCAAATCGTCTTGTACCCCTTAACGATGAGTGTCGCGTAAATGACCGCCATTTCGGTTCCCCCTCCGATTATCAAGCGTAAAAGAAAAAGCGCCACCGTTCGCAGGATCATCGTCCGTCCCCGTCCAATAGCGCTTGCACTTCGTCCCGATCACGTTCGGGAACGTCGTCGATCGTCTTGAGTTTGAGTTTGATAAGTCGGTAATAGACCGTTGCCATTACGTAGTACCTCCGTTTTGTTGTAGCGCAAGCATTTCCTCGTATACTTGCGTCAGCGCGAGCATAAGGTTGACATTCTCTTGCTCCAACTGTGCGATCTTTTCGCGGTCGGTGGCCGGACGCTCGTCGGGGTTCACGTCAACGAGCGGTCCGAACCATCCGTTAGGCAGGCGCGGTCTGAGTTTCGGCATCAGGCGATCCCTCCCATGATTCTCTTGACGGCTTTGTCGGACGCCGTGTCGTCCCGCGTCAGTGTCAGACGCAGCGTCACTTTTGCCCCCGGCTGGTCGGCCGTCCCCACGAACTCGTCCTCCATGACGGACCCGTCCTTGACCGGCACGCTCGAGTTAAGCGCCATGTCCTCGTACGACTCGCTCGCGCCCGCTGCCACGATGGAGGCGGCGGCATACACCGTCAAGTCTCCAATCTCACGGTCCACCCACGTAGCAATCTCGGTTGCCGTACCGAGCGGTGGCGTGATTGCGTACCGGACGACTGCCGTTTTGACTGGCGCTAGGCTGCCGGCCTTGTTTACCGTCAGCGTCTTCGTTGTACTCGCGCCCTTCGCGTCGGTCGCCGTGAAAACGACCGTGTTCGCGGCGAATGCGAGCGCCGAAACCGGGATGCTGAAAGCGAAGCTCGTGCCGGACGCGACTCCGGATTTTAGCGTAACGGGCGTGCCGCCGTTGACCGCTACCGTCAGTGATACGGTGTCATTTTCGGGGTCCGTTACCGTGCCCGCGAAGGTCAACGCCTCCAATTCGGACACGCCCGTTCGGTTCGCGTTGTACGGGTCGAGGTTAATCGTCGGCGGCCGGTTGAGAATGACGGTGAACGAACGGGTGATTGCCGTGGACGTTCCGCCTTGGTCGTCGACCGCGTAGACCGAGACGGTGTACGTGGTGTTTTCCGCGAGTGGCCCGGACACGTCCGTTTGGCCGTCGTAGAGGCGTCCGTTCGTGAACGTGAGCGTTTTCGAGAACGGGATCGCGGTTGATCCGTCCGAGATGGCGGACGTGATGTTACGGGCGGTGCCGCCGTTGATCGCGTACTTGACGGTGACCGCGTTGCCATTGTCGGGGTCAGACGCGGTGCCTGCGACCGGCATCGTATTCCCTTCCGCTAATGTTTGATTATCGGTAGGTGATGTAAGTGTCAGAGATGGCGGATTGTTGGTAATTGGTTCAAGGAATAGAGCTCGTATCTCTCCGGAACCAGAGCTGGAAAACTCGACTTTCATATCTGTTCCCTGTATAGATTTTGCGTTGTACATATACTTTGCCATGCTATACAGGGTAATTGCCGTTGCAGAACTTCCAGCCTCAACTTGTTCTTGGAAACTAAGCGAATAAGGCTTTGCCGTAACAAAACTATTAATTGAACTTAATACCAAGATCATTGTTCTATCGTAGGCTGTAGCTGCATTCGGTGGATTTGGAATGTTTGCTGCAAAATCAGAGAATACGGTTTCACGAACAGCTTTTGTATTTCTGTAGGCTGAAACAGCAGCTTGCCAAAATGTTGCGGTCGGGGATGTTATCGTTGGTGCTGTTTCTGAAGAGGACGCGAATTTGTAATAAATCCCATACCTGAAACTCACACCAGAAGTGACGGGAATAACGCGATCTGTAATAGATGTCCACCCATTCAGGCCAGCAATCGCGGTTGAAGTATCCCTTTTCGCTACTTGCGCAATCAATAAGTCTCCCGTTTGAATACCGCTAGGCAATTCTAATGCAGTACTCATTACGGATGTCGCTGTGCTAGTCGCTTTAAATCCCACATACTCCACCTGTTTTCTGCCTGTTGATGGGATTGTGTAGTCGATGGTGAGGGTTGGTTGGTTGCTTGTATTGTCAAAAGACGAAAAACTTCGGTTGGTATGCAAGTCTGATTCAGAGGAATCCATTAAAAGGAAACCGTAGTTTGGTACCGTACCATTTACTATGTCTTGCACTAATTGTTTAACATTAATGTTATAGCTTTGAGTTTGCACATTTAGTGCGGTAAAACTCGCATAAACAGGCCCAATACTCGGAGCATTGTTCCACGTTACGTTACCATCCCAAGGGGATGTTACTAAATGAACATTTATCGTCCTATTGGACGTATTGCTGGTATTTTGCGAAGTTTGATAAAGCGAGAGGGTAGCGCTGTTGATAATTACATTATTGGGTATTAAACCAAAATCGAATTTCAATAGCGCTCTAAAAAATTTTCCTGATGAATTGCGACCTACGACTATTGCTGTGTCACTAGGATACGAACTAGATGGAGATTGATCTGTAATATAAGTATCGAGAGTAACTGAATTGCTTTTGGTTAGCGTAACTACCGGCATGTTCCTCCCCCTTCCTTCTCAAAATGGCCGTTATTGGCAGGTTTCCACGTTCTGGAATCGCGCATCCTCACGCCTCCGAAATCGCAATATTACTCGTTCCCCACGACGGAAATACCATCCGTGCGTTAACCGCGTCCGTAACCGCCGTCGTCCGCGCCACGGTCGCCTTCGCCTTGTACGCGTTCACCAACGCCCCGACCGTCAGCGTATTATCGGTAATTGCCGTAATCCGCACGTTCTCCGCGTTCACATCGTCGTAAATCGTGACCTCCTCGCCAACCGCGAAAGCCGCGCTATCCCCGACTGGAACCGTTGTGGCCCCGGCCGAGAGCGCCGCCGTCGTATATGTCGCAGCATCAGCGAGTACCGCCGTTACGCGACCGCCTTTGCCGTCGAGGATGTCGTAGAAAATCCCAGCGTTATCGGGATACCGGAAGTTGATCTCGTCCGCAATTGACCAACCAACGTCAAGGCGCGCGATAAGTAACCGCAGGTCCTCGATTTGTCCGTAAAGGTCTTCGGCGGTCGCGTCGATAATATCGAAGTTCTCGACGATCTCGGCGCGTGAAACCCGGTCCGTCCCGACCCACCGGTGAAGGCCGAGCGTGTTCGTTTGTCCGCTACTCACGGCATATACACCTCCAATTCGTCCCATGCGAAGCTGTCCGCCTCGTCCCAAGTCAGCGCGTCAAATTCGTCCCACACGAACCACGAGAACTCCAGCGCAATGTCGAGGTGGGCCGGAATGAGTTCGCGCAATTCCTTCTGCACGTCCTCCGCGTTGATCGGCACGCCCCGTTTGCCGACGAGTTTGACCACAACCCGCGCCCCGGCAAAATCCTCGCTGACCTCCGTCGACGCCCCGTATAAGGTGTCCGCAAGCTCCCGCACGACCTCGACCGTGACCGTTCCGAACCCTTGCAGACGGGACTTGACGATGGCGCGCCGTACGTCCAGCGGTTTGGATTCGTCCGTTTTGATGCCGCAAATGGCCTCCCACCGCGCGAGTCCCCACGTTGCGGTATCGACGAAAAACTGCGCTAACGTATCGGCGACCGCCGCATTGAGCGCGATGATTTCGTCAGCCTCGCGGTCAATGAGGTTGCTGACTACGCGAGAATCGCGGTAATACCCGGGCAGATAATCCCGCATATCCTGCCGTATATCGCGCTCGTTAGCCTGCAACGAAGTTCACCGCCCTCAGTACCGGAATCGCGTCGCCAACGATTTCGATATTGCCCGTACCGCCGTTTAACGTCAGGTTCGCGTAGTCCGTGATGTTCGGATTATCGAGGAGAATCCGTTGAATCTGCGAAATGCGGACGATCGGATCGCCGAACGCCAGCTCACGGAAGTACTCGTTAATCTCCGCGACGATGGCGGTCTGCACCGCGCTAATATCCGCCCCACTCGTCAGATACAGCGTCGCGGCTACGTCAATTCCGTAGTCGATTGCGCCGATAACGGTCACGTCCGCTCCGATCGGCCGCACCGATTCGATATGCGTCTTTACCGCGTCAAGGAGCGATTGGGAGGGTACGCCGTCATCCGCGAGCACGACGACTTTGACCGTGAGGGGGCCGTTCCATACCGGATACACACGCACGTCCCGGACGCCCACGACTTCAAGCGCCCATTGGCGGTATTGGTACGCGTTGCCTGACGTGATCGGACGGCGCACACGGTCGAAGTAGCGTTTGCGGAAGTCCTCGTTACTTTCCGCGTCAACGCCACCGTCGAAGGCTCCCGCATTGGTAACGCCGGTGATGCCCGTAATGTTCCCGGTCGTCAGCTTGATCGCGCCAGGGCCGACGTTGCCGGATGCGCCCGCCTCCTTCGCTTCGGCTGCGACCGTTGCCATTCCGTTCGTAATCGTCGCGTCGGCGGTTGTAACGAAGTAAATCGGATTCTCGCCGTCCGTGTACACTTCGGTTCCTTCCGGGATGAGCGCACCCTCGTTTCCCGTAAACGTGACATAGCCGGTCGCCTTTACCGCAGGCTTGCGGATCAGTCCGACCTCGGCCGCGCGTCTATCGAGCCACTCGCCATATGCCGTGTCGGCAAACGCCTTGTCCGCGAAGGTGTCGAGTTCAACGTACAGTGCCTCCGCCTCGATTGCGGTCGGCCCCGTCAGGTCGTACGTGATTGAACCGGGCCGCTTGTCGATGTCCGCAGGGCTCGCGTCAAGCATCCGCTGGTGTATCACATCTTTCGTTTGATCTTCGTAAGCCACGCTTATACCGCCACCTCCTCGTTTATGATCGCGCCGTCGACCGTATCAACGAAAAAGGAGACGTACAGGCCGTCTCCTTCGCGCATGATCGTAAAGTTGTATACGTTCGTGATGCGGTCGTCGACGAGGAGCGCCTCGCTAATGACGCGCGGGATTTCGGCGTTTAGCAACTCAATCGGCAGGTCCTGTCCGATCAAATCCTCTAGTTCGCACCCGTACAAGTGCTCGTACCCGTAAATCAAGTACCGAAACCGCGCGGTCATGAGCGCCTTGCGTATCGCCTGCCGAATCGCCGCCTCCCCGTCGATCACGCCGCCAACCTCGCCAGTTGCGAAATCAAGCGCATACGTACGTGACGGTTGCGGAGTGGGCGCGACCTCCACCGCTCGCTCACTCGGTGGCCTAAGTGGACTAAGCGCCATCGTACGTCACCACCCGATCCAAAATCGCGTACGTCTGCCCATCGTTCATCGACGAGACGAGCACGCGGTCGCCCGGCTTGAGCACGTCCTCGAACGTGAGCTCGACGTAGGAGTGCGTCCACGCGAGCGAGCCGGAACTGTCGTTATCGCGCGGTTTCGGTTCCGTATCGCCGACGTCGCGCTCCGCGTCCTGCTCGTGCCTGATCGTGACGATGCGCTTGTGTCGCGTAAGATGCTCCGCCACGACGAGATCGTCCGCCTCCAGTTCGAGCGCCATGTTGTCGATTTTGATGCGCAGGGCGGGCGGTGGTGCCGTGACCGTAGCAAGTTCGAGCTTGTCGTAGTCGTTGCGGCCAACCTCCGCGACCACCTGCCGTAGTTGACTAAAGCCGTCACCTTCGAGTCTATCCGCCATTGTCCGTATCTCCTTTCGATCGCTTACGCTGTTTAGGCTCCGGCGGTGGCTCGTATTCGAGCGTAGGCAGATCGTCCGTCGCGCTCAACGTCAGCGACATCGTGTGATTGCCGTTTGCAAATGTGTGCGAGTCGGTGCTGACGTAAAACCCGCCGACAATGCCTGTCATGGACTCGCGTACATAGACGGCCGCGCCCGCCACGACTTCCGGGTTGCCTAGCGCGTCGACCTGCGCGTCGTCGTCGACCGTGCCGAGCTCCGCCAGCAGTTGCTTCGCGCGCTGCTCGACTTGGCTCCGCGTCATATCCGGGTCGACGTTTTCGATGTGCTGCATGATGCCGAATCGTTTGATGAGCGCGTCATTCTTGGCCGTTGCGATGATCGGTTTCTTTTCCGGGTCACCGCCGATGACCTTAACCTGCGTCCGCATGTCCTCGATGGACTGCGAGTAGGACGCGGAGGTGATATTGCGCCCGTTTTCGAGCACCCACCGCACGACCGCGTCCTTGCGCTCGGACAGGTACAGGCGGCCCTCACGCGAGTAAATAAAAAAGCGCCGACCCGTCTGCTTGCGCGAATAGGTCAACGCTATCGTCATCATGTCCCAGATCGACTTGTCGCGGAGGACTAGCTTCGGGATGACGTATCCGGTGTCCGCTATGCTGCCGACCGGAATGCCAAAATCGTTGCACAGCCGCTTGATAATCGCACTCGCCGTCATCTTCGTAAACTTGCGCGTGTCGTAGTTGCGCGTTAGGTACGTGTTTTCGTCGTAGGCCGTCACCGTCATCATGCCGCGGTCGTCGATCCGGTGCGCGAACACCACGCCGCGAAACAGCTCGCGCCCATCGTAAAGGAGGCGGAGTTCTTTTCCGTGCTCAATCCGCATGGCCTGCGTCCGTCCGTCCACCGTGTTGACGAGTGAGACGTCTAGTTTGCGTGCCGCCTGCGTTACGTCGCCCGACCACGTTGCGCGTTCGACAAGCAGCGGAGTACCTTCGTAGGTCACCTGTACGTTCATACGAGAGTCAGCACCTGTCCGGGATAAATCAGATTCGGGTCCTTGCCGATCACCTTCGCGTTTTTCGCGTAGATGTCCGGCCATTTCAGCCCGTACCGCAGCGCGATCTTCGTGAGGTTGTCTCCCGACTTAACCGTGTATGTTTTCGGGATATCGCGTGAGTCCGGACGCGTGGTGGCGCTTTTGACGGACGCAGAGTTTGCGGCCATCTGTACGGTGTTGGCCGTCACGAAGACGTACTCTTTTAGCGCGAGGTCGTAATAGATGTCGCCCGGATTACCGGCACGCTCCGGCTCGTAGTTAAACGAGCGAATGGTCACGGCATAGTTGATCGGCGTTCCCGTCACGGTCAGGCGGATCGGCTTGCGCGACTTCATCCAGCGTTCGACCGTCTGTACCGCGTCCCATGGCGCAGGAACCGCCTCGTACTCGCAGTAGGACGAGTTGTAGTCGCGCGGAAAAAACGAGGAAAAAGAAAAGTCACGCAACTTGGCGTCACCGATAACGGTGTAGTCGCCTAACTGCGTGACTTGTACGTCCTCGTACGAGTGGGACGATTGTATGCGGATGGATGCGGGGTTGACCGGAAGTTGCAGGCGTTCGGCCCCGTTGTTGTACGAGAGCCAAAACTGGATTGCGTTGGGTATGGCGGGTCACCTCCGTTACTCTTTCCACTTCCCTATTCTAGCTACTGCTGAGTACACCCCGTTAGAGTCGAACTTGACGTACACGCTAAATACTCCGGGGTTTTCCTTTTCTTCGGCGACTGAGCTGGCGCTCTTATACATATCTTCAAGCGCTTTCGCAAGGGTAGCGCTCTCGTACTCTTCTCCCTTTATTCCGTCGCCCTTGAAGTCTCTTATCTTTTTCGCGTCAACAGGAATGTAGTCTTTTATCATGCGAAAGGCTTCTTCCTCGGTCCTGCGAGGATTCGTAGTTGACTCGAAGGCCAGCCGAACTTCTACGGCGCGCTGGTCAACAAACATCGGCAGCAGGAACCCGTTCATGAAGTTTCCGAATGTTGCATCTCCCGCATTATCTCCGTGATTAACTGCATAGTAAGTCAGTGTGTCACCTAGACCAGTTGACCTAGACACCGTTACCATTTCGTCTTCTTTTTCCACTACCTTCTCTGGTCCTGGCGAGGTTGGGGCTGTGTTGTTGCTTACTGAGGTATCGGGCGCGGTCTGTTCCACTGTAGATGGAGTTTCTTCGGACGCAGAAGAAGTACATGCGCAGAGGAGAGAAAGGGTGGCGATCAGCGTGTAGGCGATTTTTTTCACTTGACAAGTCCTCCCGGTCGTTGAGATTTGTATGAAAAGTTTACCACAAGACTGATCGCCTATCCATACTCTCTGTCTCTCCTAGCTTCTTCGCGCGACTATCTCGCGAGCAAGCCTGTAGGCGATGCGCTCAATATCCGCCTCTTCGCGTACAACAATCTGATCCGCCAGTTTAGCGATAGTAACGCCGCCCCCGCCGGAGTATTCGCGGTTTTCTTGCGCAGTCAACACGCGCTCCCCTTTGTGCAGTCGCGCTGTGTAGCCGTCGCGAGGTACGTAGTCGAGGCCGTGGTACTTAGAGGCGTCCGTTTTTATCGGTGCGGGCACGTTATTGCGGCTCTTTAACTTCGCCTGAATCTCGTTGTATTTATCGGTTGTCGTCGGTAGGCCAAGGGACTTCATTAAACCTTCAAGGGGACCTCCCATCTGGTTGATGCCCTCCATGATGCCCGCGCCGATCTTTCCACCGATCTCCAACGCAGCCATACCGATAGGCTCTCCGTAGTCTACGAGCGTATCCAGCACCGCGTCCATCGCGCGTTGGGTGCTGCGGACGATCATGTCCTTACCTCCACTCTCGTACCAGTCGTTGAACCGACCGAGCACCGCATCCCAAAACGGAGGCGGACCGCTGCCTGCTGCGTCGAGCATTTCCGCTTGCTTAAACTTGATCTCGGCCTGGCTCGTCACCTTCCACGTCTTCGGATCGTTCAAGTACGGGTTCAAGAACTCGTGGATGCTCTTGCCAATATCCTCAAACGTCGCCGCAATCTGCGGTCCGTATTGCTCCGCCATGTCCGCAAACATCAGCGTCAAGTCTTTAATGACTGGGAGCAACGGTTGCAGCGCCGAAATCTGTATCGTCTCGATCGCGCCGCTAAGTTGTTCCATCGCGCCCTTCGCGTTGTTCATCTTTTCCTTCGCGACATCAAGCGCTGTCACTTTCGACATCTCGCGCTGGAAATTCCGCACACCTTCTGCGCCTTCGTTAAACAGGATTGTCGCGCCACGTATCGCGTCTGACCCAAACAGCTCGTAAAGAGCGTCTCCACGCTCTTTCGGGTTCAGTTTTACGAGCGATTTCCGGAGAACCTCAGTCACTTCCGCGAGGCTGCGTAGCTCGCCGCGCGCATTGAAGAATTGGTTGCTGCCATTCTTCGTGATGATGCCGAGTTTCTTCATAAGCGTTGCCGCCTTGTCCGTTTTCGGCGAGAGATTTGCCAGCATCGTTTTCAGCGACGTGCCGGCATCAGAGCCCTTGAGCCCGTTATTCGCGAAGAGGCCGAGGGCGATGTTCGTGTCCTCGAACGACATGCCAACGCCCGCTGCTACCGCCGACACCATCGAGAGCGCGTAGCGCAACTCCATAACGCTTGTCGCGGATGCGTTCGCCGTGCCCGCGAGAATGTCCGATGCTTGCGCTGCCGTCATGGCATCGCGCTTGTAGGCGTTAAGCGCGGTCGACATGATCTCGGCAGCGTCCGCCAGTTCAAGTCCGCCCGCAGTCGCGAGGTTGAGTGCCGCTTCTAGTCCGCCTGTTTCGACCTGCGCCGGAGTGAGGCCAGCCTTGAGTAGTTCCTCGATTCCTTGCGCGGCTTCGAGCGCTGAATATTTCGTATTCGCGCCCATCTTGATTGCGAGGTCGTTCAGCCGCTTCATCTCTTCGTTGCTCGCGCCGGTGAGCGCTTTGATCGTAGACATTTGCGCCTCGAAGTCCATCGCCTTGTTAATCGAGCTGTACGCGAGGCCGACCGCCGCAGTCCCGATTGCTAGTCCGCCAAGCAATCCCGTGACGCGGAGGATCGAACCGCCAAGCAGGCCGAACGACTTCGACATGTTGTTGTTCTCCGCGATAAACTTTCCGTTCTCGTCACGCAGGCGTCCGTTCGCGTCGCGATAGGCGTTGGTTGCCCGTGTGACGCGATCTACCGCATTCTGCGTCTGCGCGAAACCCCGCGCCGCCCGGCGTAGGGGCGCGGTTAGATTGTCGATCAACCGTAGTCGTGCCGTGAGATCAAAGGCCATACGTTAACCGCGCCTCCTCCCGTGCATCCTGCGTAACTCGTCGCGCTTTCGCGCCTTCTCCTCTTCTTCGAGCTCAAGGCGCATGCTACCGTACATAAACCGTTTCCAGCGATGCGGGTAATTGTAGACTTCGTGGGGCGGGATACCGTGGCGTTGGAATATCTCGTGCAACAAGTACGCCTCGCCTCCCGCCCGGATCAGTTTTTTACCTCGTCTTCGTCCTCGTCTTCAAATCCGGAGATGTCAAGGATTTTGCCGGACAGTCGTGCGATCTCACCGGCCAACAACGCCTTTTTCACGCAATCGCCCGGATCGGACGCGCCGTATTTACGCATGAGTTCCGCGTTAGAGAAGTCGGGGTCGACGCAGCCTTCCGCGACGATCAACATGCCGAACGCGTTTTCGTCAACGTGCTTGGTGCGCTTGTTACCCTTTCCGCTGTAATGCGTACACTGTTCCTGGATGCGCGAAACCGTGTCGCCGTCGATGGCCTTAACGGTAAAGTCCGTGCCGAGCCGTTTCATGTGTACCGTCGCCTTGACGTCCGTGTTCGTTCCTAAGAGTGCTTTCAGTGCATCAGACATATGTTAGTCCTCCGTTTCGGTGGGTTGTTTTCAAAACAAAAGGGATGACCGGGGCCATCCCCGCAGGAGTCATTGCTCTGCAATTCGGTCGAGGATTTCGTACCCCTCGAATGTAAAAGGCAGCTCCTCTTCAACGAGAGACCCTGCCTCGAAGTTCATCAGCGGAATTGTGTCGAACTGCACCCGTTTCAGCCGGACGCGGTACGCACCGAAACTGTCCGGGTCATCGAGTTTAAGGATGAGTTCGGTCACAAGCGAAGGATTACGGTCATCCGCGACCTGTCCGATCTCTTCGAGCAACGCCGTAGTCACTTTGTAACCGTTAAGCGTACCTGTACCTGCTAGACCAACGACCTTCTTGCCCATCCAGCGCGTGCCGCTTCGTGGTACGTCCTCTTTCGTGATTTCTACGGACGCCTCCGCCTGCCGGAAGTTCGTAAGCCAGCGCCCGTCCTTCCATACCTGCCCGGTGTGCCCGCTAATAACACGCGTCGAATCCAATGGTGCCATCTATTTCACCGTCCTTTATCGTTAAACGTTAATAGTAAGGAAAATCCGCTCGATGCTATCGACATGCGCGAACGAGATCAGCAAGTACACGGAATCGCCAACGGACTCATACTCGGGGTCGAGCGTCACCGCCGGGTCCATCAGGACGTTGCTCGCCTCCAGCCGTTCGAGGTACGCCTTGATCGCGGAAATGAGTGCAGCTTGCCCGTCCGGGTTATTGTCGATTTTGCCGATATACGCGTCCGCCGCCGTTTTCGTGATGTCGGTCGCGATCGCCTGCCGTGCGCGAATCGCCCGGATTTTCTTGCCAGACGTCATCAGGCCTTGTTCGACCTTGACCTTCTCGCCATCGTGGACGAGTACGAGCGACCCAGCTTCGAGCGCCGCCGTAATCTGCGCGTTAGTCAGCCGCTTATTTACGTCATCCAACGGCACCTGCGCGTACGTGATCGACTTGTTAATCGCCGTACCTGCGATAAGACCCGCAATGTATGGCGCATATTCTGCGGACGAGTACGTTGTGGTGCCGACTTTTCCGCCGTCAATCAGGTTCGCGACGTAATCGTCTTTCAGGCGTGCCGTTCGCGCGTTGCCCGCCGCTGGGTCAGCGTCATCTGCCGTCGTGCCACCGAAGACGACCGCGAAGTGCTTGCCCTCCGAACGGTTCCGCGCTACCCACGCTTTCGTCAAGTCCTGCTCGGTCGCATCTGCCTCTTGATCGAATACGAACACGTTGAACAGGCGCGAATCGAACGCCTCGCGCATGTCTACGTAGTCGTCCGCCGTAGGATCGGCAGGCATCGTATAAACGAGCACCTGCTTCGCGCCGCCCATGAGGGCCAGACGAATCGACTCGATGTTCGCCGCGCCAAACAGTTCTTGCGCCTCTTTCTCTTTTTCGACCGTATAAAACGTCTTTGCCGTCGCGCCCGCGCCGTACGTCAGCAACGGAATCGCTACGACGCCTCTCGCTCCGCCTTTGATCGCGGCTGCCGCAGCCTCAACGAAATTGAGGTAGAGGCCGGGGCGCTTCGGCAAATCGGTCGGATTCCATCCGCCACCTGTTGCCATCCACGTATCACTCCTCGCCAGTAATTAAAAAGGTCGGGTTATCCCCGACCGGAATCCGCAGGTCGTACCGCGGATAAACGTGCATGATCTTGTCGTACTGCTCTTGCGTCCTCGCCTCGCGAACCTCCGTTTGTAGTACGCCCGCGCACGCCCACAATCCACTCTCCGTCCGAAACGCCGCCCCGTACCCGAAGCCGTTCGTCCGGATATACCGGAGATTCCCCGCAATCGGAATCAGCGTCGTCCTATCGTTGATCTTACGTGATACCGCGTCCATCCGTTCGATGACGGTCGGCGAATCGGCGCCGTAGATCACGACCTGGTACGTACGATCAACACGATAGTGGTACGCCGTCTCCGACTCGGTATCCGTCGTGAGCATGCGTACCACTACGTTGTCCTTCGTCGGTTGCGTCGGCACCTCGTACTTGAGTTGCGCGTTTGACGGCAGGGCGGACTTGACGTACGAGCCGACGGACGCGAGTTCGTTCATAAGCGCCATCGGCCGTCACCATCCGTTCCGTTTCAGCTCGTCCGCGATCTCCGACTCGATATTGCGCATCCACTTTTTGGCGTTCTTTTTCGCAGGAGTATCGAGGAAATTCGCTTCCGTGCCGGGTGTGGTCGGACTTTTGATCTCGCCTTTGACTTCGTGCAGGTAGTACGCGTAGTTGAAACGTCCGCGGCCGGAGTCCTCAATCGCGACCGCACTAATCTCGCCCGTCAGCCCGTCGACTTCCGTATCTATTCCTCGCCGCAACGTCCCCTTGTCTAGCGGAGCAATATCGGTCGACTCGCGCTTCCAGTCGTCCAGCGCATCGTGCAGACCGCGCTTGGCCGACTTGTACACGGCCTCCGGCACCTGTTCGAGCGCCTTCGCAAACTTGTCAAAGTCAAACTCGAGCTCTAGCGTCATCTCTTCGCCTCCTCACGTCCTCACACGTTAACGACCGTCAGGGTCGCCTTACCGTTCAGCCACCGTTTGATCTCGATTGAAATTGGAGTATAGGTACGGGCGACTCCCGTCTCGTCCGTAAACGTGATCGTGTCCGCAAGTCCAAGCGCGTCGCCCGTCAGTGGGTCGCGCGGAATACGGTCAAAGTAGATTTGCGCGACCGACACGACCTCCTGCGCCTGGATACCGTGGATGCCGCCTGACCCCGTCGCCGAGCGGACGAGCTTCGTTCCCTCCTGGACGCGGCACCGCAACTGATACGGCGTGCCCGGAATCGGGCGATCCCACTCGTCCGTTCCGAGCGCGGGCGTGATGGTCACGGTGTTTTTCAACGGGACTAGACTCATAGCGTCATAGCACCGTCCATCCTACGCGCCGCTTCGCCGGACGTGGCATGCCCGGATTTTCCGCCGCGATCAAGTCGAGCGCCGACGCCGGAATCAGCTCCGTCAACTCGCGTGCGCCCTCGCGAAATGTAAACGACGCCACTCCCGACAGCGAAAACGCCTGCACGCCGCGTTGCGCCTGCACCGTCGTGTCGTTAAACGCGGTCGCAAACGTCGCCGCCGTCTCGTAGACGGCCGCGTCAGGAATCGTATACTTCGGATATTTGGTCGTAAGCGTGCGAGAGGCGACGTTTAACAATCGTGTTTTCTTCGCTTCGTCCGCGTCCGTCCAGTCTTCGTTATCAACGACCCACGCCGCGATGTAGGCGTCGGCATCCGTTATCGTTACCGCCATGCGCGGTCACCTCCGTTCGTGCGGCCGTGAGGCCTATTTTGCGGAGGATTTACGCGCTGGCTTGGCGGGCGCTTCGGGCTCCTCCGTTTTGGGTTCGGGTGTATCACCGGTCGCGTCAATATATCCGTAGTTGTTTACGAGTACATTTCGCGTCGCTTCGTCTTTCACTTCGGCGACTCCGTTCACGAACGGAACGCCTTCGGTAATGCCGTTGTACTGCGCGTTCGGCGTTTTAATCGTGTAGATCGTAACCACCTCCGAAAATAATAGGGGCGATCATAAGGACCGCCCGTTATCTACCGTTTATTACGCCTTTTTGAGTACGCCCTTCAAGCGTGCAGCCGCTCTCGGGTGAAATACGGCCATCCCCGCATACCATTCGATACGCGTACGGAATACCGGCTTTTCATCCAATTCACCCAGGTCACGAACGCTTACGCCCCCGTTTTGGAGTCCGGACACATATTGCTCCGCACCGAATTTCACTGCGTAAATAGAACCGGTGTTAGAGGCGATTCCTTGTGTCTCGTTAAACCCGATGATCTCGTTACCGATATTGTCCGTCTCGATAACACGGATCGGGATTCCGCCGTAAGTCATGACCGGACGGCCGAACGCATCATACTGCGACTCGCTGTAGCCGTTGTGTCCCTGAATCACGCGCTTAATTTCGCGACGCATCGCCTTGGAAACGAACAGTGCGTCAGGCTCGCCCTCTACCGCGTCGATCAATTCATCGAGCATCGTGATAGTGAGTTCTGCGCCGTCAGCTCCGGCGGAAATTACTTGATTTCCGGTCAAACGCTTTTTCAAGCCGTCGAACCCTTTCGCATTAACGGCCTGGTCTCCGTTAAAGTATTGGTTCGTGATAGCCAGCGCAAGGGCTTTCGCTTTCATGTCCGTATGGATCGCGCGAACCTCGTTCACGTTGGAGCGAGTCTGGATGATAAAGCGGTCAACGTCAACGTCGCCACCCGCGATGTACAGGCGTTCGGACGCCGGGTTGATTACGCCCTCAGATGCTACGTATCCTTCATTAACGTCACGAAAACCAACGCCAGGCAGCGCGCCCTCAACGTTATACGCGTACGCGTTCCCGCTAATCTCCATCTGCGGAAGCATTTCCAAGAAAGAAGATGTGCGTGCGAACGTTTCGATTACTCCGCGTTGCAGGGTATCTTGCGAGAGTTTCGCTGCTTCGGTAAGAGTCAATGCCATAGTTAAATCTCTCCTTTAGGTTTGATAGAAAATAAAAAGACGCCAATTAAGGCGCCTTATTTAGAGCCGTATCCGGCCATAAACAACTGCATGGGGTTTAAACTGTTGAGATCAACCTTTTGTTTATCTGGCGCGTTCGTGTCGTCGCCAATTTGTTGCTGCGGTTTTTTCGCGAACAGACCTTTTTTCTCTGCGGTCGCGATCCATTCCAACTTTTGCTCGACCGTAAAGTTTGCGGGAATCAAGTCGCGGAAATCCTCGGGAATATTTTCGAGCTTCGCATCCAGTAATTGAGAAATGACGCTTTCAAGCTGCTGTACCCGTTGCTCGGTAGTCTCTGCCTTTGTCTTGAACTCCTCGGCCTGCTTTGTAGTATCTTGGTAGAGTCGCTCGTATTCGCCGCGCTTCTCAGCTTCCGCCTTTTCGCGATCCTGCTTCTCTTTTAGCAACTCTTCAAGCTGGCGCTGAACATCCTTAAACTTCGTATTTACCTCATCGAACCGTGTTTTCGGAATCATAATTTCGGGCTTCTCGGTCGTTTCCGTTTGTGTTTCGGTGTTTACCGTCTCCGCAGACGTTTCGGAATCTTCCGCGAAATATTGAATGTCCATAGGGAAACGGAATTTAATCGACTTTGTTACAGTCATCTCGATACCTCCATTCGTTTTTAACGAGCTACGCCTCGGTATTTGCGTCTTTTAACGTCTTACGCCAGGACACGCCTACTCGACCGGTTTCCTCACCGGCGTTACTACGTGTTTGCAATTCGGGTGAAAGATTTCACGTCCGCCCCGCAAATCTCCGAGATACGGGTAATTGCCGGGAGCGTCCGGGACTAACTTTACGACCTTGCCTTCCCAATTCCGGCAGGCGTCCGTCGCCCCATGTCGCGAGATCACGCCGTAAAACGCCTCGCGTGCCACGCCCTCGTTGATCGTCGCCTCCATGTGCGCCTCCATCGTCTTCGTTCGCGTCACCATATCAACGTAAACTTCCGGCCTCCATCGCCGTCCCGCCGCGTCGATAATCCCGGTGTTCACGGAGTCACCGAGTTTCATCCTCAACCCATCGAGAATGTCGCGGCTGACCGTGCGCCTCCCGTTCACTCCCCGCGCCATGTTCGCGCGCATCGAATCAGCGGTCACTTGGCGGACGGCTGCGCGGACCTTCCGCTCGACGTTCTGTGTCACCGCGAGTAAGTCCGCTTGGGTGTCCGCGATTACAGCGTCAACCATCGCCTTGTTCATCCGGTTAAATTTCGCGATCCTGCGTGCCTCTTCGAACGTATCCGCGACACCGAGTGCGTAGATGGCCGCCGCCACTCCGTCCGCAGCCGCGATTGGAAGATTGCGTGTCACCCACTCGGCTGACTGTCCGTTGAGTTCCGCGAGGATGCGGACGACTTCCGCGAGTGCGGCCGCTGAATTGGCGCGGGTGATGTCCGTAACGTCCAAGCGTTGGAGTTCGGTCGCGATCCGGTACATGGCCTTCGTGTACGCGGATACGAGGCGGGCGATTTCGTATTCGTAGTTGGGTTCAGGTGGCTGGCGCATGGATTACCGCCCCACCTTCGCGTTGTACCAAAGGGTGATTGCGAGAGCCAGCGCGATTACAGCGGCTTTAAACCGATTCACGAGCGCCACCTCCCGGCTCATTAAAAACGGACGAGTCGACGAACTCTTCTTCCGCCGTGATCCGTTTCAATTCTTCCTCGACCTGCTCGTCCGTCAGTCCATCGAGAATCTTGATCGCCGTACGTTGGCTAATAGTTGCCTTTCCGCCTGTCCTTACGCTCATGATGTTCGCCATCTCCATGTCATCGTCCGGCAGTCCGTCCTTGAAGTTGATTTTCGGCCATGTCGGCTTGTAATCGAGTTTATTTGGCGATTGGGCGTGTTCCAATAACTGAGCGATGTAAAGGACGTTCTTTAGCCCCTTGTCGTAATACTGGCGCTTGCGATTAATCTTCGCGAGCAGACTATTCATCCGCCACTTGATCGAGAGACCGGACGCACCGCTCGTACCCGCGTTATCTTTGCCAAGTGCTACCGCTGGTAACTCGGCCGCCGTAAGGAGCATGTCAATCAAACGCTCCAATTCCTTGAACGCGGCGTCTAGTTGGCCGTCCCAGGTGATGTACTTCGGAGGGGCATCTTCCTTGCCATCAACCTCGAACACTTTCATCGAACCAACATGGAAAAACGGCCTTCCGTTCTCGTCGACCTCCATCAATCCAGAAGGAATCGCGATTGCAGGGTCCGCGTGTTTATCGAGGATAACCGCGATCTGACTCAAGCGATTGTTGATCTCGTCAAAAAGCGAAATATGCTCGGTCAAGTCGTCTACGCCTTCCCATGAATCATCGAACGCGAAATTCGGTACGTGAACGACTAGCGGATACGGGACACCCGTTTCAACTTCTTCCCGCGCCTCCGTGATTTCCGCGTAAATCTTCCATGACACGACTTCGCTATCCACGTCCGTATTTAACGCCGTCATACGGAACTGCCGCTTTACGATCTTGCCGGGATAATGCGACTCCACTCGCAGAATCCATTCGAGGTTACGCTCGTCACCTACCGGAATAGGGATCGCGATGTGATACGCAACGATACGCTTCTTGTTCCCTGGCAATGTTTCCGGAAAAACGTAACTTGCGTCCTGCACCTCGATAACTGGACGGAACGGATCGACCGTTTCCGGAAGCTGTCCGCGCCAGGTCTGCGCCCACTTGATCTTGTAAAACGTGTCCCCGCGATAGGAGTTGCCGAGTGCCGCCTCGTAGTTCGTAATGTGGAGGTCGTTCTCCTCGATCAATCGCTCGATTGCAGCTTGCTCTACCGAACTCTCTTTACCTGCGGAAATGGTCGGCGTTTCTCCGAACAAAAAATCCGCGCTCTTCTTAGCGATAACGCCCGGAAGGTTCGCGGAAATGTAGATGAGGTCACGCTGCGTTTTCGATAATCGATTATGAACTCGCTCGAAAACGTCGTGATGAAGTCCCTGCGCCAGCTTTTTATTGTCGCGGTAACGCTTGATCCGCTTTTCGTGTTCTAGCGGCGGGAAGTATTCCCCTATCGTAAACAGAAGTTCCACCTCCGTTATAGTCCGTTTGGTTTCGTGTAGAAGGCGCGTCGTTTCGGTCGTGTTCCGCCTGCTAAATCGACCGCTCCCGCAAGTGCGTCCGGCAGGTCATCGTACGTACCTCCGGGGAAATGTTCGAGTTGTTCGATAAGCAATCGGTGGCTACGGTTAAAACGCAAAAAGCCGTTTTCGACCAACGGCTCAAGCGATTCGATCCGCTCCTCTTTTTTCTTGCGCGAGATAATAGGCTTTAGGCGCGTTCCGTAAATCCGTTCGCGACCTAACCGCTCCTGTAATTGACGGTAGAGGTCGTGCTGCGCTTGGACGGTTTCAACGCCAAACGACCGGTGACCGAACTCCCTGATCTTCTCGACCGCCTCCTCCAACGCTACGTGCGCCGGGCACCGCTTGGCCCACGCGTCCAGTACGTAGAGGATGCCGGTTTTCCTATCGCGGCCTACCGAAACAATGGCGTTATAGTCCGCCCGTTTCGATTTCCCGAACGCAATGTCCCAAAACGCGTAAACTTCGAGTGATAGACCGACCAGGTCCGACTCGTCGTAATAGCGGAATTTGTCCGGCACAAATATCTGCGATTCTTCGTCGATCGGCGTATTTTGATACTCGGTCGAGAACGCCTTGGACCCGTTGTCCCACTTCCATTTCATCAGTTTCCACAACGGCTGAACGTCCGGCCAGAGTACGGAAGCTCCACGGTCCATTTCGTCCTTGTTCGCGAGATAAAAGGCTTCGGCATCGTCCGCTCGGTTAGGGTTTTCCGCGTTGAGGTAGATGTCGCGGCACTTCTCCCACAGGTCCATCCGCTCCGGCTCGTCGATTAATGCTTTGAACAGACGCGATTTGAAGTCGGCACGATCCAGTACGTACCGCAAGAGCGACTCCGCGTGAACCATCGTTCCCATGAATACGATAGCGGTCTTCTTTCCGGCCGGGTCGCCCAACGGCATGACCGTCTGCGTAAACCAGTCACGCATCTCTTGGCGGAGTTCGGCCGTATTCGTATTCTTCTTCGACTCTAGGTCGTCGCATATAATCAAGTCCGGACGGTATCCGTTCCAGTTCCGACCGCGAAGCGCCTGTCCGGTAGATGCCGCCTGTACGAGCGTCAGGAGCCGCTGCTCATCGTTATCTCGCGCTTCCCACGCGATGAACTCGGACGTGTTATCCTTCGGATTCACCTGCTGCTTCGGGTGGAGCAACGGACCAAAATCCGCGCGGAGTTTCGCGTTCGATTTCAACTGATTCGCGAGCCAGTCGAGGTTTGACGTCGCGACCGCTGGCGTCTCGGAGATGATAATGATGTACTGACGCTTGCGGAACACGATCTCGTGCAACGGGAACGCCTTCGACAGATACGACGATTTGGCGTGCGAACGTGGCGCGGCCCATCCGATTTTCGCGTTGAAATCTCGGGTGGATACCGCGCTCATGACGTCGCATAGTTCGTGGTGGAAGGCCGGAGCCTCTTCGATAGGACACGGAATCCAGTTACCGGAGTTGTCCGGGTTGTACATTTCACCGAAATATTCGTACGCGAAGTAGAGGAGGTCGACCTCGGCGCGGTGAATACGTTCGAGACGTTTGATTTCCGTAATCCAATCGCGGAGTCGGACGGCCTCGTCCGCCGTTATCGTGCCCGCTTCGAGTTTCTTGCGGAGTTTATCGCGACCCAACCGCAGGGTATCGATCATTTCCTGGCGCGCATCACGTCCGATCCATTTACCGTTTACCCACGCGATGGGACACCGCTCCTTTCTTTAGCGTAATAAAGTCAAAGTTAATTTTTGATGCGCGGATTTTTCCGGTGCCTGTCGACGGGGCAAAGAGGGGGTGCCGGGGGTGGTGGCCCCCTCCGCTAAATCGTACCCATTCCGTTATGCACCCGTATGCACTAACGGTTTACCATAAAGCCGATTATCGGACTCAGCCCGTTCTCACAAACGCAGTAGTGGCGCGGGTTTGCGCAATCGCACGTAATTACCGTTTATGCAGCGTTTATGCAAATCGCATAACGGCGCGGGTTAGCGCGATCCGACCGTTTTTATTTCCCGACCGTTTATACATCGTTTATGCACGTAGGATAACGGTGCTAGCGAAAGTTTTCGGAGGGGTCACGCGCCGGGAGCGTGCAGCGGATGTAAACGGCCGCCCGTGAAACGGAACGCAACCGGTCATTCCCGTCTCTTCATTAGAGCGCGCCCTCACTCGTCAATTTCAGCGACCATCCGTTTCAGCTCGTCCAGGTCCGGTGTCTCACCGCTCGCCTTCGTCTCCACTTCGACCTTATCCGTAAGGAGTCCGACCTGCTGATACAAGAGCTTGGCAGCCGCCGCGTTCCCTTCCTTGATCGCGGTGTCATACATTGCTTTGTTGACAGCCGGGATCATATCGCGAACGTTCCGCCTCATCTGCGCGATCAGTTCGCGTTCGAACGCGGGATCGTTCTTCCAGTTGTAGATCGTACGCTCTGATACTCCGCATTCCTTCGCGATCTCAGCGTGTGTCTTACCGCCTTGTTGCGGTTGCGCGAGATAACCGATAGCGATGTACTGTTCCGGTGTTAAACGTTTAGCCATCGTGTAGATTGCGCCTCCTTCCGTTAGTTAATGATACAAAAAATAAAACGCGGCGGCCCTTGGCCTTGCGACCTTCGGCGGACAAGCCGCCTCGGTAGCCACATACTCCGCGTCATAATTGGTATTCATATCTTACTCGCGATAACACAAGGCGTTAGCCGCAGTGTCGGCGTCAGCCGTCGTCTTTATGGGATAAGAAAGGGAAAACGCTAGAAACCGCGCCCTTATGCGGTTTTGCCCTTCGGATATGTTACGCTGGCATAACATATATGTTACGGTAGCATAACATATTGTTTACGTAATATCCCCGTCACCTTCGTTATCGATCGCCGCCTGCTCGAACAACCGGACGGCCGTCGCAAGTACACTCGTATCGCCCCGGTAAATAAAATGCGGATTGAGCATGTAGTATTTCTCGCGCCCGATCTTCGTTACGCCGAGTAATCGTTTATCTCGCGCCGTCAGTCCGTCAAGTACGCGAGCCGCCCGCTGTCTGCTCCATCCCATGAGTTCGGCCACGCGGTTAACGTTAAAGTAGAAAGACTGCTCGTCCTTTACGTACTGGTCGTAGTCCAGGAATATGAGGATCGAAAATAGCAGCGATTTTTCATCGTCAGACAACCGCTTGTTCCGCACCATCTCCCGGTTACTCGCGTGAAATACCATCGTAAACTCGTGCATCTTCTCGAACTTCTTCGGTCGGAACGGTTTCACACGTTGTCCTGGCGCGACTTCTACGATAACTTTCCGTGCTTCGTCCGTTCCGTTGTGGAAGTGACCGGATTCGATCACGTCAATAATTTCGCCTGTCTCCCTATCTACGTATTGACTCACTCACTCGCTCCTCCCGAATGTACTTCGATATGGCAGTCGCGGCAGAGCGTTAGTAGGTTGTCTACGTAGTTGCTCCCGCCATTACTCCGCATGATAATATGGTGAACGTGAAGGCCCTGCGCGTTCCTGCGTTTATGCTCGTGCTCACTGATCCCGCAATGGGAACACTCGTAATTGTCCCGTTTCAGCGCCTTCTCCCGTTGGTACCAAAACGCCTCACGCAAGAGCACCTCCGCCACCCACTGGCCTTCGTGGTCCTTTCCGCAATACCTCCGGCGGCGATCTGTCAGTTCCACGCCACACCAACGACAGAACGGGCGAAATCGCTCGTCATCGCGCAGATCAAGCGGTAGCGGGAATGTCAACCGCGATCACCGCCCGCAACGCCTTCGTAATGCGCCCGAAACTGTCCGTCAATGACCGCCTGCGCCCGTTGCAAGAATCCGCCGACCTTGCGTGCGGACTCCGGACCGTCTCCGTACATGAACGTGAGGAGTTCCTCCAATCCGGCCATTAGCGAGGATGTCGGTTTCAGGCGCTCGTCGTACGGCGTGTCTAGTTGATGGACGCCAAAATGACCGCGAATGGCCATTACCTCGTCCTCTCCGCGCTCCTCCACGTCGCGTTTAACGTGGTCGTACGCCGCGTTGCACAGCGCGGCAATCTCGTTGTGGAAGGCGTGGAGTTTACGTTCGTCGTCGATGATGAGGCGGCCGAGGTCGAACAGACCGTACATGACGTTGGTCCGCATCGACCATGCGCTTTCCTTTGCGGTTGCTCCCGTGCTCTTGCTTAACAATTTACCCATACGTACCCTCTCCCTTGTGAATAGAATAGGCGCGGTCGGCTTTCGTCATATGCCGCGCCTTTGCGCAAACAAAAAGAAAAACACCGGCACGCGACCGATGTCCTTCGTTTTGTTTGCGCTTTAGTCCATTTCTACGGTGATCGAATCCTGCCTGCAATTTGTGCATAAGAACGTGATGCGAATGTTCGTTACTTCGACATCGCCTTCGCTAATCTCTGCCATTTCCTCAAGATCGCCAGTATTAGCCACGTCCCACGCAACTTCGATTTCATTTCTCAAGTTGCTGTGTATAACACTTCTCCCTACATTGTCGGACTCGATTACGTTGTACTCATTGCACTCCTCGCACAGCACCAATAGTTTCATCAAAACACCTCCTCCCTGCCTAGTTCTTTCGACAGGGATTCGGCATTTCCTTCCAATTAGTGCCTTTCCACCTCCAATACTAACTATCGCGTAAATTGTCGCTAGTCACCGATCAAATATACCACTACGTCGCCTGCTCTTGTATCTTTCGCGTACTGCTTCATCCGCTCTTTGTTCCGTACCTTCGCGATCCTATCCACGAACATATTCTCGTAGTCCGACCGCCTCCTCCGCGTCGGCATCCGATAATTCCGCCCGTCTGTCCCCTCATAGTGCGCCGCATGTAACGGAGCGCTCGCGTTTTGCCGCCGTGTCAACTGCGTCTCGCTCATAATCGGGTACTCCTCGCGCGTCACCTTGTCCGGGTGTCGATTCGTCAACTCCTCGTGCAGCACCGCGTTCGCCAGCCGTTCCAACTCGGCCGCGTCCGGGCGCTGACCGATCGACTCCACGTATTCGTCGATGAGAGCCTCGATCGCGCGGGCCCGTTCGGTGCGGTCCGGGAACAGTCCGGCGCGCACTCCGCTGGCCAACTCGGTGACCGCCGAGGAGAAGGCGGATTTGTAGTCGTGGTTGTCGCGGAAGTGTTTCGGTGTGGTATCGTTAGACTTGCGTTTCATTCGGTGGCCTCCTCGGAATGTACGGCGTCTAAGCGCTTGTTGGCAATCTCAATGTATTCGCGCTCGATTTCAAAACCGATAAAGTTTCGACCCATCTTCAACGCTTGGACTGCGGTTGTCCCGGAACCCATAAACGGATCAAGTACGATGTCTCCTTCGCGAGAGAAACAGACGAGCAAATCATCGACCAGTTTATCCGGGAAAGTCGCCGGATGCTCATGCTTGATTGATCGTTTTTCTGATTTCGACGGGTCGATGTACCATATGGTTCCGCGGCACTTTTTCTCTGCTTGAACGTTGTCAGATGTGCCTACCAATTCTCCGTTGTTTTTCCGAGTTGTCCCGTGAAATCTGGTACCTGCGTATATCGCTGGGACTTTCAAAGGCTCTTTGTTGAAGTATCGCGGTCGATCGCCTTTGAGGAAAAGCAGGATGTATTCGTGGTCAACGCGAAACCGTTTGTTCCACCATGCGCCAGGCCGACCACTCTTGGCCCATATTACGGTTTCAAAAAGCTTGAATCCGATCTCGTCCACATATTTCACAATGGTTCTCGCGGTAGTACAGGACTTTCCGAAGTCTTTCGTTTGGTCCTGTATCACAACGGCCATGATCGCTCCGTCTTTCATCACTCGGAAGCATTCGCGGCCGACTTCGGTTAAATCTGCCGCGCTATTATATGTCCGGAGGTTATCGTACGGCGGGGAAGTCACGACAAGATCAATCGTTTCTTCCGGAATCATCCGCATCCCCTCGATACAATCGCGTTGATATATCCGGTTCAACTCGATACTCCCGAGCAGCTTCTTTTCCGCCAATTACTCGTCCTCCCCTTCGATCGATTCCGGAATCTCGTCGCCCAACTCCCATCCGCACTTCGGACACTCCACGTACGTCACGAGCATTCCACGATTCCCGTCCGCGTCCGTGTACTCGTTAACCTTCCGCGCCCGCAGCGGCGTTTTCGGGCCGCATACCGGGCACCACTCCTCGTACCAATCGTATTTCATCGCGATTCCCCCTCTATTTTCGCTTCTGCATCTGTCGCTTTCTCCCATTGTTCCTCGCGCGTCACTTCCCCGTAATTCCACCGGCTGAACACCGCCGCAATCCGATTCAACCCGGTAATAACGAGCCGACTCGCGCGCTTCCGTCCGCTTTCGAGGCCCATCCGTGCGCCCACGTCCTCTAGCGTCATATCCTCGACGTAATACAAGCGCAGGGCCTCCGTCTGCCTCGCGGTGAGTTTTGCCGCCTTGATCGCGCGGGCAAGGTCGATCAGGACGTCACACGCCGCGTAATCCCCGCGCTCGAACCGCCGTGAGGCCAGCCGGTGGAAGTCCGAGAGGAGCGCGTCGACGCCCTCTCGGTCGTTTAGCGCGTACTTGACGGTGTACTCGCGGTGACCTTTCGTTGTGTCTACTCGGCAGACTCCGATGTTAAACCGCCTCCCTTCTCGATCATTTCCGTTAACTTTACGTCTGCTTCTCGAACAAGCAATAACTCCTCATCTAGCGAGGTGCCCGTAAAGCTACGCATGAATGGCTCGCCGCGATAACGCCATGTAGTCATGCCGACGCCGCAATCATGGCGTTCTTCCCAATCGGCACCTAACGCTTCCCACCGCTCTTTGATCGCGCATATTTCTCGCGCTTTCGCCATCCACGCTTCCTCTAGCGCCTTTTCCGCCTCTTTTTCGCGTTCCAGGTTCCGTATATACCGATCAAGCTGCGCAATTCTTCGTTCTCTGAACGCCGCGTCCCTATTTTCTGTCAGGTAGGCCAAGTATTTGAGCGCATCATCCTCAGATAAGGTTTCTTCCCGTCTGATAAAATGAGCGATGTACTTACGCTCCATTTCTTTGATATCGATCATCTTCGCCTCCCTCCGCGTGATATTGCCGCACCAACTCGTCCTGCAACGCGAGCATACCGTCAACCCACGTTGGCCACTCGCGACCGTCCCACACGATCTCTTCGCCCGCCCCGAGCGTCAACTCGTTCCAACGGTAGGGTCCGTCGGCGAACGTGCGGCTTGCATCGCGGTAGCCGTCACATGTTTCGTTCCCATGCGAAAAGAAAAACGCGTCATTCCCACGCTCGACTCCGTACCAGGACGGAATGTGCGGGTACAAGTTCTCGCGCATGAGTCCGCCGTCCGTGAAGTCTTCGAGCAGCGCGTCCAGTTGCGCCGTGCCCGTTTCGCGACCCTTCGCGTCCCATCCGATGTCCGTCACCTGCGCGAAGTAGGCCGGAGTTTGGCCGAGCAGGAACCGCGCATTGTATTGCGTAATGTCTCCGAAATCGCTCCGGCGGAAGTTCGATCCCCACCGTTTAGTCGCGGGCTCGACAAGCGGAGTGTCCGGCGGTGCCTTGCGGAGAATGAGAATTTGCGTCGGGATTGTCGTTCCTACATGAACGAACGTTTCTCCCGGTAGCATGATTGTGGCAACGTGCCAACACGTTTCGTGCATGAGCTTGCGTATCTTGGTGGAGGCTTGCGAGAATCCGACGCCCATCGGAAGGATGTATGCGATGTAACCGCCGGGCTTGACCGCCTTGATCGCGAGCTCCAAGAACGCGTTTTCGGATTTGCCGCGATAGATACCGCGAGATTTCGATAGCGTAATCCAATCGGAACCGTCCGCCAGTTCGACCGTCTCTCCATACGGCGGGTTCCCGATCACCAAATCGTAGTAGTCGCGCCGCCCGTGTTCGAGCGCATTGCCGAGGATTACGTTGGCACGCGGATAGATGAGCGATGTTACCTTCGCGCTCGTTTCATCGAGTTCCAGCGTGGTCACTTCGGCATCGGGCGGTAGGTGTTCGAGGAATACGCCGGACCCGCACGACGGTTCCAGGACGCGAGAGCCAGGCGTGAACCCACCGGACAATCCCGCCAACGCCTCCGTGATGAATCGCGCTACGTGCGTCGGCGTAAAGAACGCGCCACCGTTGAACCCTTTCGGGAGCAGACCGCCCATTGACGTGTAGTTTTCGCGAAGAAACGCGATGTCTTCGGGTGTGATTTCTTCGCGCGGCTTTGCGACGATCTCCATAGATCGAACGTTTGCCTGCCAGCGCTGCCGGTCCATCTTCGCCAGTTAAACCGCCTCCTTCGCGTTTTCTTTTCGTATAACATTCGTTAACTGTTCCGCCAGCGCCCGTCCGAGATACCACGCCACCCGCGACGCCACCCCGTTGCCCACGATCCGGTATTGCGCGGAGAGCGATATGTCGTCCGGCAGCACGTACCAGTCCGGCACGGATTGAATGCGTAGGCATTCGCGGACGGTGAAACGGCGGGGCTGCGGTAGATTTACGATTCCATCCGGCGCGCCTTTAGCGAGATGCGCGGTTAGTGTTGGGCTTGGTTCGGAAAGTTCGCCCATCGGGTGTTTCTTGAAATACCTGTCGTAACCACCGGCCTCTAATCGTTGCATCACGCGCTCACTCAACGGCTGCGGGTTGTGGTTCGGAATGCCGTCCGGCGCCAGTGCCTGACAATGTGTCGGATTCATTGTCGCGCTTATCGTCCCGGCGGGCTCATTCCAATCCGCTTTCTTGTAAAAAGCCGGAGAACGGTATTCGTTCATGTTGTCGTGGATGTGCTTTAACCGATCGGGTAGCAGTTCGTAAGGAACGTCTTTCCAATTTCCTCCGTTTGGCACATGTTTTGCGACTTGTTCATCTGTAGCGGATAGATGCAACGCTGTGTGATTCGGCGGATAGAAACAATTCGCGCCGCCCGGCACGCCGTGAACGCCAGCGACTATTGCCTTTGCTGGCTCATCGAGAGCGGATGCGGTGTGTCCGGGATACTCTTTCGCGGGGACGCCTCCGGTGTGATTCGTAATCTGCACCGTCTGGCACCGGAATTGCGTCGTCACCGTCGGCTCCGGCTCGTTCATGTCCGCGACACGTTCCGCCTTCTTCACGTTCTTTCCGCAGGTATCGATAGGCTCCGGTAAATCCCCGATAACATCCCGTAGCACCTGCGTACGGTAATCCTCCGGTCGCGGCTCCGGGAACTCGAACGCGAATCCGACGTCAGCCCGCACACCTACGATAAACACGCGTTCCCTCTTCTGCGCTACGCCGTAGTCCCAGGCGTTGATGAGTTTCCATGACACGTTATACCCGATTATCTTAAATTGTTTCAGCAACGCATCGAATGTCGGGCGGTGCTTCTTTGTAATCAGTCCCTTCACGTTCTCGAACACGAACGCCTTCGGACGCTTCCGTTCGATGATCTCGAGGTAATGCCAGACGAGTTTTCCGCGCTCGCCCGCCTCGCCTGCGCCCGTTCCCGCGACAGAATAGTCCTGACAGTTGTGAGTGGCAATCAGGGGCAAGCAGTAAGAGTTGTCTTCCTTAACCTCGAAGTTAAATACAGGTAGATTACTTACGTATTCTTTTTCGAGTCGATCTACCTTAATAAAGACGTAATCATCCGTGAACTTCACCCCTACCTGTTTTCTCGCGCTCCTTACACCAGTCTTGAGAGTGAAGGAATCCTTAACGTTGACTTCTCTTCCTTCGATGTAGCGCTTACCTGCCTTGTGGCTTTGGACTAAGGAATAGAGTTTTCCTTCCGTCTTGAGTAGCAAGCGCTGTAAGCCCTCCAAGAGTTCAATGGATGTTGATGTGAAGCTAATGTACCCATTCGATGTGCACCCATCCCCGTTATAAAACCCGTTCACAAACGCCTTCGCTAGGTGGTGCGGTAGGTTCTGTGCGAATTCCGGGATCATTTTGTCGCTTGCCCTATTGCCTTTTGTGAATTGTTTGAAGAACAGCCAGTATTCTTGAGATGAAAAATGAATTTTGTAGCACGTTCTTTCTTGTGACACTTGGTACTTAATGCCAAGAGAGGTTAAAACCTGAGTAATGTGCTCTTTCTTTTTCTCATTGGCTGCTAAAACAACCCCATAATACTGCCGTTTCGTGTTCGATTTTCGTTTATGTCGGTCTCTTGTCCAACCGTCAGCGACCCAGTAACCCACCAATTCCCAAAAAGCGGTTAGGCCAAACGGCAGGTTTGTCTTGGTAGTCTTCTTCGTGGTCTGGTTTATAACAACCTCGTATTCCAACTGTTCAGGGAGTTTGCTCTCTTTGTTCAATGGAAACCCTAGGTAGTCGTTAGGAGTCAAGTCTTTTGCTTCCACGAAACCGCGCTCTGTCCAGAAAGGGTGCTCCGCCGTTGCTTTAATAGGGATACGATAATACTTTGGAGTTATCGTGTATAAATCTCCAGTGAAATCATGCTTCATAGGAACTACTACTTCACGAAATCTGCCTTTGTGTGTTAACACCTTGTCGCCCTTTTGTATCTCTTCGATCCGCTTAAATCCGTCTTGCGCGATAATGCGCTGCCCTGCCGGAAAACAAGGAGGTCCTCCTGCGATCACGTCAACGTCCGGAATGTCAGCGGGATCAATCGCGGTAATGTCGCCGTGTACGATATGGTCGCCGAGGTTATGGCGATAGGCTTTCACCGCGTTCTTATCGAAGTCGTTGGCCCATACGAGATTGTAACCGGCAGCACGTAGGCCGACCGCCATTAGACCGCCCCCTGCGAATAGTTCCGCGACGGTCAGGCCGCTGTCCGGTAATTGTGGCGTTACATCGAACGTCATGTACTCGCTCCTTTCAAATTGTCCGTATCTATCGGGATGCCACGGCTGTCCTGTAATCGTTCCCGCGCGTATCGTCCAAGACGGTTCATCCCACGGTGCGCCGTCGTTAGCCGAGTCAAATGCGTACTCGCGGTAAGCAGATACCGGCAGCCGACTTTGGTTCGGAACATCTAACATTACATCGCTCCTTTCGGAATTTGGTCCGGGGTGGAGTTGGCATGCGAGCTTTCGCATCGGTCCAGATGTTATTGCTCTGGCTGGCTCATCCCATGACATTCTGCGCAGACCGTTGCTACTTTCACCCTTTGTCGGAATTTTGCCGTTCCAGAACACCGCGATATCTTCGGGAGGCAAATCGTACCAATAGCCTCCGGGCGGAATCTTGTGCGCAAACGGTTTCTCATCGTTTCGCAATCCGTACCCGTAATGGTTACGAACGAACGTCAGTCAAACCGCCCCCGTTCGTCATATTTCGTGTTCCATGCGCTAAATGTCGCGCTTATCGTGCTTGCATGACCTGCGTTTTTTCGCGTATAATGGCAGATAATCGTTAGATGATCGGAGAGTGTCCGTCTTATGCCGTTTATACCGTATAACTTTCGCGCGGGCGACGAGCTGCCCGCCATTACCGTCGATAAATTCGGGCGCCTTTATCTCAACGCCGTCATGCGCGAGAAACTCGGAATTGTGTCGGGTCAACCGTTCAAATGTCACGTTGCCTTCGATCCGGACACGGGCAATATCGGAATCGCGCGCCCTGGCGAAGTCAACGTCGGCGACGAGGTGAGCCCGGCCTCCTTCGATGGCAAACGGTATTACGCAAGCGTGCGCGGATTCATTTCGAAGCATGGCGTCCGTCTCGGCAAGTACGTGTATATCGAGCGTCAGAACAATTGGTACGCGTTCCGCTATCAGGCGGACGAGGCTGCGCCAAGACGCTCGCGGAAGACGGATTAGGGGTGTCGTCCTCCCGTTGGTCCGGTAGTCGAGCGTCATACGGGCGGCCGTCGAGCGCGTCGTTGCGTCCGCGAAAATAGCCCATTTCGTACCAGTAGCGGTGGTCGTCGGATGGGAGGCGGTTGGTCATTCGGCAAGCACCTCCGCCATAATCTCGTCCACCTTCGCATACAATTCCGCCAGGCTCCCGTTGTTTTCGATCTCGTAGTCGACCGCGAACCCGTCCGTGTGCATTTCGGTTTCGTGCATCAGATCGCGCTCGTCGAACGTATCGCCTGCGTCGAGCATACGTTGTCGGCGGACGTCTTCCGATGCGATTACGCGGATGATGACGAAGCCTTCGGAACGGAGGCGGTCATATTCGTCAGGCTGTCGAAGGTCGGTAATTACGATGTTCGGAATACGCCGCATATCCGTTTGTTGTAGCCTGTAATCCACAATATCTCGCATGGTCGCGTTCACCCAAACGTCCGGGTTGAACGCCCGCATCGCCTGCCCCACGCCTTGCAGGAGCGCGCGGGGCTTGTGGGCTTGCGCCATTTGGTCCGGGAACAGCTCGCGGCAGACCTTGCGGATGCCGTCGCCGAATGCAAACCGGACGAATCCGTATTGGCGCGCGAGGTAGTCGGACACGCTGTCTTTACCCGCGCGGGCCTTTCCACAGAGAGCAACCTTTAACACTAGGAACACCTCTCCTTCTCTGAGTTCAACGGCGAGCACTTAAACAGCAATTTTTCTGCTTGTCTTCTCGCTGCTATGGCTTCCTCTATGGTTTCGTAAGTTCCTAAGTGAATGATCTTGTTATTAAAGCCGATTATCGCACGATATTTACCCGTGTCTTTCCGAAAATACACACCAAGAATCCCCGTCGATTCGTTGTCTGCATTTGCTCCCCATCTGTTTTGGATGTTCTCTTGGTGCGAAACTACGCGGAGATTATTCCTTCTGTTATCGAGCGGGTTTCCGTTAATATGGTCTATTACCATGCCATTCGGGAAATCGAACAGGTATCTATGAAGGGAAAAGGATCGCCGTTTTCCGTTTTCTCTTACTGATGCCCAAACGTACAAGTTGCCGGACCATTTCCCGTACCAAGAAGCGTTTACTTCATTGGCTTTATCGAAATCTTCTATGTCGATCAAAGCGATATACTCCTCGCCTTTATACCTGATCGTGATTTCCACTACACTACCGACGATCTTGTAGGGATTGTTTATAATCAAGACACCTCCGTTTCTCCGCGGGAGTCGTCGATGATCTTCACCTGTTCGACGCCCAACCATCCGCTATCGTACGTATGTCTAAACGCTTTCCCTTCTCCGTATAAGTCAAATTTCGGCTCAAACTTCGTCACTATCATCGTTGCGCCAGTAACTAGTCCAGGTTCCGTGACTTGCACGACATCCCCCACACGTACCTCCGTCGGCTGCGGCGCGTTCGTATACTCCGTAGGCACCTCGAGCTCCAACGCTCGGCGCAGCGCAATCGCACGGCCGATATGCGAGTTGAATACGTCACCTGGCGCGCATTTTGCGATGCCGCGATAGACAACTTCATTACCGCGAATCCGCCTCACCAACGCTACCACGGTTCTTTTTTTACGGTTGACCACGTATTCAACGTAGTGCACTGGTGTTATCCCTTTTTCTGCGCACGCTTTCGGCCAGAACGAGACCCTTTTTGCTGATTGCCAGCTCGCAATCCAGCTTCGTTCCAACTCCGTCACATCCCGTTTCGCCCGTTCCACGATCTCGTCGCGGAGCTGCTGCGCCGATTTCGGTTTCGTCTGCTCGACCCTCTTCGCCAACTCCGCCTTCACCGCATCGGCAATCGCCTGCACAGCATCGTCCATCGACGCAACGGTTACGCGGATGGCCGGAATGGTTATTTTGATCGGGGCGGCCGGTTGCGGAGACGGCTCGGTGATTGGCGTAAGGACTACGTATTCTTTAGCCTCGATATAGCGCCCGTCCCTCGTCCGCAGATCACCCTCAAAGTATTCGCTTACTGAATCGACAACGAAAGTATCTCCGTTTCGGTACGGTTCCTCCGCTTGAACATCGGCCGCGACAATCAAAATCCGCTCGCCCACCGCCGCCTTCCGCTTCTCCTCGCGGTACCGCACGCCGTCGATGGTCACTACGTCGGTCGGTTCGAGGACTACGTAGTCGCGATCGGAGTCGCCCGACGCTTCGAGAAACCATCCGTCTGCTACGCAGTCTTTATCTAATACCGTTATAGAGCCGATTGGCAATCCGTGGAGCATTCGGCACGATACGATCTTAACCAGTTCCCCCACGTTTGCCTTACGATTGACCTCGCGATACTCCCGTTGCACACCGTTTCCATCCGTTAAAACCGTTACATTTACGCTCATTCGATCGTTCCCCTTTCGATTATCTCGACTTCCAATTTCCGCCGCCCGAACCGGAGGGCCTCCGATCTGTCCGCGATATACACGTCCAGCCTGCGCCCTTTGATCGCGCCACCACGGTCGAGGCAAACGCGCTCGCCAACGCCCTCGATATGGACGCGCGTGCCGAACGGTAGCTCTGGCGGACAGGCGGCGGTTATGCCTTCGCGGACCCGTGCACCGGATGCGGTGATTCCGTGGGCCGGATGGTCGCGTGTTTTTCCGGTCGATTCCGGCCCTGCCGTGTACGCGGTAACTTCGTATAACTCCGTTTCTGCGAGTGGTACGGACGTAGCGACTGAGATTGCGGTGAGCAATGCGTGGATTAGCGTGATGGTTGCGATGGATGCGCGCTCCTTTCGTTAAACAGCGTCGAAGTACGGGTCTGTCCACGGGTCGACGCGCGTTACCTCTCCGCGCAAGCGTTCCGCGAGTTCCGCAATTTCCCATTGGGCACCGCGCCCCTTCCGGCGCTTGCCGTAGAAATCGAGGAGCGCCCGGAGGTTCGCCGTCAGCGTCAGGTTGGTCGCGGCAGCGTTCGGGAGGACCATGCGGGCGTCTTCGGCGGGGACTCCGGCGGCGCGCAGTTTGTCGTATGCCTCTTGTGCCGCCAGCATCGCGTCTTCGTATATTTCAATCGCACGCAACGGTGACTGTCTCGTCCAAGCTGCGGACGTGCCCTCGTATCGGTTAGTGTCCGGTACCTCCTGGTCGCCGACCGTTCTGGGGACAACGTAATCGAACCCGCCGCTCTTATCGCTCGACCCCATCCGCACGTAGCGCTGGCTCTGGACACTGAACGAAAATCCGACGCGATGTCGCGTGAGTTGCGCCAGGAGCGCCCGGCTGACGCCCTCGATTGCGAACGTGTACGTGATGTGCTCGCAAGTTGACGTGTGGCCCGACCGCGTGATGTGGCGGAACAACCGGTCGGCTTCCGTACCGCCCTCGCCGTCTGTCGCGACGTTGCCGAAGTAGCGTTCGCCTTCGAGCGCCACGATTTCGGACGGTTTGTTCGCGGAATAGCACGTACGGATCGCGGTAAGGGCGACGGCTTGGCCGTCATTTGCTGCGCCGTCTGTCGGCACGTAACCGCTGTCCTCGGCTGCTGACGCAACATTGCGGAAGGACATTGTGTCGGAACGTGTACTAACGTATAGGTGCCGTTTAAACTCGTCGCTCAAGCGTGTGTGTGCGATTAGCATGACGGACATTTGCGTTTCGGTCATCAGGTCGCCCCCTCTTCAAACGAAATCATCGCAGCATCGGCACCACGGGCCCTGTTCACTCCGCGCTCACCCCCGTACTTCCAAATCCGCCAGCCCCGCGCTCCGTCTCGTCCAACTCCGCCACCTCAACGAACGCCGCCCGTGGGACTTTCACGAGTACGCCTTGAGCAATCCGGTCGCCTTTGCGGATGAGGTACGTTCCTTCTGGCACCTCTTTTCTGGACTCGTACTCCCGGTCACCGTACCCACAACGCCACTCTTTTTCCGTAGGTTGAGTTGAGCCGTCCAGTAGCCTGTAGCTCATAGTCTTGTGCGGACCTTCGCCTCGCTCGATGTTATCAACCAGCACGCAAACTTCGCCGCGAAAATCAGCGTCTACCGTACCAGGTGCGTTACTTACGCGCAATTTTGTCTTCGCGCTCACTCCGGATCGCGGACGGATTTGCAGCTCGTACCCTTCCGGAATCTCAAACGCCAGTCCGAGCGGAACCTTCTTCGTTTCGCCCGGCGCGATGACCACGTCCTCCACCGCCACGAGGTCGAAGCCTGCCGCACCTGCCGTCGCGTATTGCGGAATTACCGCGTCCGGGTGCAGGCGCTTGATCTTTACGGGAATATCGTCCATCGGAACCCTCCGTTCGTATCTCGTTGGCTCGCGTAGCCACTCGATGAGATCGCGTTGTTCTTGCGTTATGCGGAACGTCATTGTCCGCCCTCCCTCTCGATTGCGTCCGCATCCGTGGCGAGTCGCCCTCGGAAGTTGACCGTTAATTGACAAACGTGCGCGTACGGTTTGTCGCGGAAATGCTCGATATAGTCCGCGAATCCCGACTTGCTGCCGACAAGATCGCACTGTCCGGTGTGCCCGATGAGGATGACCGTGCAGTCATCGTGAATCCGCGTCAGCACCTTACGGAGGTCCGACCGCGTGAAGTTTTGCGCCTCGTCGATAATCACCGTCATGCCGCGAATGTTCGTGCCGCGAGCGAATACGTGGGACTTCGCGGTCACCCACGCCGAACTTCCGTATTTACTCGTGCTCTGTCCGGCGATTGCCTGCGTCGGGTTTTCGTCGATTGCGAGAAGAGCGTCGACTAGCGGCTGCACGTACGAGGACTCCTTTTCCTCCTGCGTGCCAGGTCGGTAGCCCATGCGGCGCTCTTCCGTCGGGTTGAACACGTACAAGAGCGGCTTGCCGATGAGTTTCGCGGCGGCTACGGCGAGCGTCGTCTTGCCGGTTCCGGCTTTCGCGTTGACGATCGTAAGTTGACGGTCGAAGATCGAGTCGACGTACTCGCGTTGCTCGGCGGTTAGTTTCGGAGCGAATCCGAAGAACATGTTATCGCGTGGTAACGGCATTGGACTGCGCCTCCTCTACGACGAAAATTTTTCCGCGTTGCGCGATGATCTCGTACTTGGACGTGTCAAAGGCGGACATGTCCGTAATGAGGACTTCGTACTTGGGCGGGTCTGGCGTGAGGTAGTTCGTGCTTGCACCTATGCACACCAGCGTAAGAAAGACGAATCCGATGCCTAGGATAATCGCGAGTGAAGCCTCGCCATCCCTGACCGCGAAATAAACGAGGGACAGCAATAACAGTGCCATAAATCCGGACGCAACCGCCCCAAACAAATCCCCAAAGTTACTTGCCGGTTCGACCACGTTCAAAATCTCCATCTACCATCGCCACCTTTCGGATTTCGGATTATTGACCGGCCGGAGCCGGTAGGAGCGCCGGGTGGCGCCCGCCTTTACTCAGTTTCTTCGATTACGTTCTGAAACGCGAACTCACCGTGGTATTTACGTGCTGCCTCGTTATAAGCACGGGCCGCGTCGTGCTTGCTGGAAAAATGTCCGACGCACATCTTCTTTCCATTAAAACGGATAAGCGCCTGCCACTTACCGACATCTCTCCTCCACCATACCCCTCTATATCCACTAGAGTTATCAGACCTTAATTTTGTGTTAACCATATTCTGGCTTGGCGTTACAAACCGGAGATTAACACTCCTATTGTCACTTCTGTCCCTGTTAATATGGTCAACAACTTGTCCTTTTTCTGCTTTCATAATAAGCCTGTGCAACAAGAGTACTCCGCATTTTCCATCTACATGGATTGAAGTGCGCGCATATCCATTTCTCATCCTGTTCCACTTAAATTTACTGGCGAGGTTGTACCCGACCTCGTCGACTAGAAACTTCGATCCATCACTGGCGATAATGTAAAACTGCTTATCTGATTGGACAAACGTTTCCATCGCAACTGTCAGCCCCCTCTAGATCGCTGAGTCCATCGGTTTCGTATTTTTGCAAAACCGTAGGATCGAAAGGTTTCATTTTAGTTTTTAATGCTTCGTAGTGCTCCTTGGAGCATGCCTCGTACGGCGCGAGTTGGTATGTGCCACCATCAAGCGCTAAGAAACTCACACCTACGAAATCGTCCCAGTTCTCGTACACGATCCGTTCGACCTCCGGCCATTCATGCGGGCGCACCGTAATCGTGTTCGACGAGTTGTGCTCGGTGTAATACCGCTGGAACCGGAAGTACGTCTCGAACTGTTCCGCCGCGCTCACGTCGTCTTTCGTACGAGTCGCACCGGACGCTACCGGAAAGTCGATGACGAGCGTTCGGGCGTTCGCCATACGTTCCTCGTGCGTATCGCCTGGCGTTCCCACTTCGGGATGGACCGGCCATCCGAGGTCGATCACTGCGCGCGCCAACGGATCGGCCGCGTTAATCCGGATACGGCGGATGTAGTACGGCGAGTGCGACCAGTGGAGGCCGGACGATACTCCGCCCGCGACCTGCGATAACGTGCCTTCGGGCTTGACCGTGGTTACGAGGAGTGGCGCATTGACTCGGAGCTCCTTCGCGTACTTGTCCGCCTCTTGCCGTGCGACGGCGCCGAGTAATTCGATGAGGTCGCGCTCCTGCCATTCGGAAAGCCCTACGGCGGCTACCGCATCCTTAACGCCGGTTAGCGAAGTGCCGAGGAGTCGGTCGCGCTGCTGAACCGCGTCCCAATGCGGGAGTTCGAGCGTAACGAGTGTCATGCGGAGGCCAGCGCGGGCGGAACGGCGTTGTGCGTCGAGCAGCGCGGGAATGTCGAGATAAACGTAACCGTCCGAATGATAGTTGACGAATTGCATAATGTTAACGGTGGTCAAGTTGCAGACTCCGTAGGAATCGAGGAGTATCTCAAAACACGGATTAACACCCTCCGCGTTCGGTCGACGGCGTCGTGCTTCTGCTGCATTCCCCAGGCCGGGTTCGCCTTCAAGTTGCATAATTTCAAAGATAAGGTTCAGCATTTCTCGCGACGGTTTTTCTTCGAACCAGACGGAGTTGTTGCTCATTCGACGGTGATCGAGTCCGAATCGCCCGTCCCCCACCTTCGTGATGTCGTCGAACCATTTCGGCTTTTTGCTGATAGCCTCAAGCATTTCGCCGATCTTACGATGTCTTTCGAGTTGTTCTTCCGTCCACAATCCGTTAATACCGTATTTTGCGAGCATGCATTCGTAATCATCCGCGTCCATTAGAAACACTTCCGCCGTTCTGCGCACGCCCCCGACCACCACGTTCGCGCCGATGAGGTTTCCGATGTCCAAAACGTGGATCGGACGGACGCGACGGTAGTCACCATAACGTCGACCCTCGTCTTCGGCGTACAACAGACCGAGTGGGTCAGGATACGCTATTTCCAACGGTTCCAGCGACGGATCAATCTCGTTCTTGAGCACGCGGTCGATCCCCGTGAACATTTCCGCGAGTGGTTCGTGGCCGGACGCGGTTCCACCGAACGTATTCAAACGCTCGCCCTTCGGCCGGACGGAGTTGTACGAGATTTTTACGGTATGGACGTGCTCGTAACGCGGCTCCGTCAGGACTTCGAAGTAGTAGCGCAGGGCCTCGACCCACCCCTCCTTGCTGTCTCCGACGTAAATCTTCGCGTATCCGTTATCGAGTTCGGTAATCTTCGTCCGCTCAAGTCGGCGCTCTTTCGGAACCGGTTCGTATGGCGCGTTAATCAACGTCACGTTCGTGCGGATAGGTGCGAGGCCCGCCGCCATCTCCTTCGTACACTTGAATCCGGTGCCAGTACCTACAAGCAACAGATAAAACATATCGCCGAGGTCTGCCCAACTACGAATGTTCAAGAACGAGCAATTGAAGTTGGCCAGCGGATACTTTTCCGCGACTCCGCCTTCCGCACCGCCGACCCACATCGTCCGGCCGCTCAAGAACTGCCGCAGATTGAACATCGCGTCGAACAGCGCTTCCGCCTCCGCCCGCAACTCGTCCCACGGCACCGCGTACCCGATCTTGGCGTAATGTTTGGCGGTCAGCCCCACGTTATATTCGACCGCCCTCCGGCAAGTCTCGCGCCAGTTCTCGCGTCGCCCCTTCTCCGGCAGCCATCGCGAGTACGTCCGGTAGTACACGAACTGGGCCAACTCGTTCATATGCGCCGGGGCTTCCGGGTATTGTCCGATAAACTCATCCGTCAGCAATTGCGTCAATCCACATCGTCTCCTTCGCGTATATAGCGTTCATTATCGTTAATCGCGTCGATCAGCGCGTGCCTGCGCGTTACCAAGTCGAAGCACCTCCGCCGGGCCTCCGGTATCATCCGCTCGACATCCGCCAACTCATCGCGGAGATACCGCAGGTTGCGGATGGCGAACGGAGCCGACCAGTCGTCGAACCCTCGCGTCATTCCTTCGTCTTGCGGCGCAGTCCGCTGAACGCGATGTTGCTGAACACGCCGAGCAGCAGAATCGCCGCAAACGCCTGCCAAAATCCGAAGTCTACCGTGAACAGGAATGAGACGAGCGTTGATACGAGCCATGCCGTGATAGAAACGCCTGCGAACCACAACGCAATAGTCGCGGCGACAATCGCGAGTCCTGCGAGAAATGTGTGCATCATTCCGCCTCCTTAACGTCAATCAAATTTTGTCCGATCAACCACGCCAACACCACCGCGCACGCATCGGATTCATCGTCGGTCGCGAACTGGTAGTCCTCCGCCAGCCCGAGCAATTTCCGCACGCCCTTCGCCACGTCCGCCTTCTCCGCCTTGCCGCTACCGGCTATGCGTTTTTTGATGTCGGTCGGCGAAATTACGTCCGCGACCTCCACGCCATACTTGTGCAAGCCGCGATCCACCGCCGCCCACGCCCCGTAAATCGTCTGCGGCAGGCGGGCGTTACGGGATGGCGGGAGGGATTCGCGGATAATCGCCTTGATCGGCCCCGCCCGCAATTGCTCGCGAATGAACAGTGTCGTGAACGCCTCGATCACTTCGTAACGTTGCGCGTAATTCTCGTCCGTTCCCGTTTTGACGTGCGTTGCCGCGAGGAGTCGCGGTCGCCTGTTCCGCACTCCGATCGCCGCGAAACCGGGGCTGGCGAGCGAGAGGTCGAGTCCGATGTACACGTCATCCTTCGCGATTGGCGGGCACCTCCTCTATGCGGAACCAGATTCCTAGCGAGGAACCCTCGCGGGCTTTTTCCGCCACCCTATGCGCCGCCTCGTACGTGTCAAACTGCCAAGGCACATCTGTCCAAGGGCGGAGCAGATAGCCACACTCGTCAAACCCCGCAAACACCTTCACCCTGTACATTAATCCACCTCCACGACTTTTGCGTTATACGGAACGAACGTGAGCGGTCGTTCCGGCGAATTTACGACCACATTCCGGTACTCGATTCCGCGAGCCTCCGCAATCGGCGCCAATTTCCGGAACACTTCGATGGTTGCGAGTACGTCGTTCATCGCGCGATGGTGTCCGGTCAGGTCAACCCCGTGGCGTGCGCATACGTCCTTTAGTGAAGGCAATTCCGTTGGCTCAACGAGTTTGGCGAGGGCGCGAGTGCAGACGAAAGACTCCGGGTGAATATTATGTGCGTGCAGGAACGCAAGGTCGAACGGGGCGTTATGTGCAACGGCCGTAGACTCCCCGATAAACCACGCGAGAGGAATAACAGACCAATCGCCCCACAAGTCGTCGTGTAAGTCTTCCTTAATAATTCCCGTCAAATCCGTAATAAGCTCCGGCAACTCGCGTCCCTCTTCGAGACGTACGAACGTCTGAAACCGTCCATACTCACGCTCCAAATCCGTCTTTACAGCCGCGATCTCGATGATTTGATCCGTCCGATAGTCGAGTCCGGTCGTTTCCAAGTCGATGAACGTGTAAAGTTTGCTCATCACTCCGCCTCCTTTTGCTGCGTATTGGCGCGGTGTATCCCCGCATCCCGTTCGAGCGCCTTCGCAATGTCCACGAGCGCGTCGTAAATGCTATCGTGATCCTCCGTATGCAGCGTCGCGGCCAGTTGGCGCAGGTCATCGGTGGCGACGCGGACGGATGCGCGGATGTCATCGTACTTTTCCTCGATTTCGTGGGCGCGGTCGATGAACTCGGCGGGTACCTGCGGCATCAGGCGGTCACCTCTGGCATGTCCAGATGGCATTCGTGCATAACAGTAGCCTCGCGGTGTTCTTCGGAATATACGATATATACTTTGCCTTTCTCCGCGCCTACTGCGTCTTGATAGAATGCGACCCCTAGTACGTATACCTCATCACCAGAACTAAGTACCGTACGATCAACCACAAAGTCGTTATCGTCTTCATCCGCCCATCCGAAAACAAATGTCTGTTTGAGGGCTGCTTTCGGAAATTTTGTATAATCGATCATCACGCCACCCCCTTTTCGCGCAGAGCCTTGATAAACTCGTACGCGTCGTAATATTGTTGCTTGCGCCACTCCGGTTGCCGCGACTTAAGCATCGCGCGAACCTGACCGCCGATCTCCGCAAACTCCTCGTCTGTGAGCGAAAGGGCACACGCGGTCTTGTACGAGTTGAACGTCCACAGGTCGAGGTCGAGTTTCGGGGGTGTTCCGTCCTTGACCGCACGCACAACGCCAGCCAACTCGTCGAGCAGCGCCATCCGATCATCTTGCGTGATCGTGACGTGGAAGGCGGTCAGGTCCGGACTCTTCGCGTATTCCTCCTCCGTCATCGCCCATGATTTTTTCGCGGCATTAACGTAGACGATCAGGTAGTCGTCGAGGGGCTCCGCCGCTGTGCCGTACATTTCCGAGTAGCCGACCGTCTGCGCGACGTGCTTGCCTTCGGCCTCGCGCATGGAGCCGGTCTTGCTCGCGGTCGTCTGCTTCGACTTGATTTCGAGGCCAACGCGGCGACCGTCCTTGTAACGGAGGATTCCGTCTGGCTTCCCGTAGAGGGCGAACCGGTGGCCGTCATGCTCCACGACGTGGAGGCGCGTGGCGAAATCCTCCCAGGCCGGATAGCCCTCCGACGTACGCTCGACCGTGAATGGCGGAGCCTCACCAAATGTCCGCTCGTAATGGCGCTCGATGAACAGAAGGTCGCGCTGGATCATTCCGCCAATTGCCGTTCCCAACCGCGTCCAACGTCCTTGGTGCGGCGGTTTCGGTTGCACGTCGCGCTTGGCTCCGCGTAACTTTTCGTAGAGCTCACGTTTATCGGCGTTAGCGCTCGATGGCGAAAAGTACGGCTGCGACTTAAAGTCGAAGTAGCGTCGCGTCCGGAGAATTTTCGCCTGTTGTTCGCAGATCAGTGCGTCCAGTTGGTCGTCCCAAACTTCGGGTGCTGCATGCCAACGATCCATCATCGCCAAGAAATCCGTTGTTATTCCGCTAATGCAAACCACTCCTTCACACTTTTTCCTTCGCCCCACCGTTCGCTAATCTCAATGTCCGTCTTGTTCGGCACCGCGAGCGTAACAGTGTTTAACATGACCGACTCGAACTCACGAACGTCATCGAGCGTAATATCTTTCGGCGCGTACAAACCGATCTCGTCATGGATGGAAAACGCCATTTGCCAACCTTTACGTTTACACAACGCATCCAATGCGATCATCGTCAATTTCGTTTGTATCGCGGCCGACCCTTGGATGATTGCGTTCGTCGCCTGGCGCAGCGCACGGAACTGTTCGTAGCGGTCACGCGAGCGCACTTCCGGCAGTCTCCGCTTCCGTCCGTAGAGCATCTCGACGTATCCGTGCTTTTTCGCGAAACGTTCGTTTCCGTCAATCCACGCTTTCACATTCGGATACTTCGCGTAGAACTGCGCGATGAAATCGCGGGCTTCCTTTTCGTTGATTTCGAGTTGTCCCGCCAGCGTTTTCGGTCCAGTGCCGTACATGACCGCGAGGATGCCAGTTTTCAGCATCTTGCGGTACTTCGAGCCGTCTCCGCACTCACTTTCGGGAATCCCGAAAAGTTCCGCCGCCGCCGTCGTATACAAGTCCTTACCCGCGCGGTACGCCTCGATCAGTACGGGCTCTCCGCTAAAGTGCGCCAGCAATCGTGGTTCCTGCTGCGAAAAGTCACCTGACAAGATGACCATGCCGGGCGGCGCGACGAACATCTTACGCGCGTACTTTGGTTGGTTCTGAAAGTTCGGATTGTTCGACGAAAACCGTCCGGTAACGGTCGCCGCCTGGTTAAAGTTCGCGTGGATGCGGCCGTCTCCGCGAACCTGCTGCGGTAACGCCTCGACGTACGTGCCGAGGAGCTTCGTCAACTCGCGATACTTGAGCAGCAACCTGACCGCATCGTGCCGATCTTGTAACGCCTTTAGTGTTTTGACATCGGTGGAGTCGATCTTTTCGCGAACAAGCGCCTCGATTGCGGGCTTTAGCTGCACATGCGAGTTGTAGTTGATGTCTCCGAAGTGGATCGCTAGTTGCCGCTCGACATCCGCGAGCTGTCCGCGCAAGTCCTCGCCCAACTTGGAGGCGTGCTCCGCGTCCAATACGAAGCCCGTTCGCTCCATATCGAGTACAACGTCGATCAGCGGGTTCTCGATCCGCTCATATACGTCCAGTAACTTCGGTAGCCGTTTAAAGTGCTCGCGCTGGAACCGGTACAGTCGCCAGGTCAAGTCCGTGTCCTTTGCAGCGTAAACTAGCGCTACATCCAGCGGAATCGTACTGAATTGCGCCTTTCCGAATAGTTGCTCGAACGTATCGCTCGGCTCTTTGAGATACCGGGTCGCGAGATTCTTCAACGCATACGACGGTTCGTTCTCGTTCAGAATGTGCATCGCAATCTGCGTATCCCACCGGAGGCCGCGCATCCGAATCCCGTGCTTAATGAGCATGTGCGCGTCGAACTTGTAATTGTGAAGCACCTTGCCGACCGATTCGTCTTCCAACACCGGTTTCAGCCGCGCAAGTACATATTCACGCTCCAACTGCTCGCCCTCATCGTGCCCGACCGGAATGTAAACGTGATAGTTCGCGTTCGGAAGCGTCAGCGAAACGCCTACGATCACATCTGAGTCGTAGTAGTCCAGCCCGGTCGTCTCCGTATCGACCGCGACGATCGACTCATTCGCGAGGTCCGCCACCAACTCGTCCATCTGCATGACCGTTTGGATGAGGCGGTAGTGAGGCGGAGTGTTCCGTACCATCTCCGCCAACTTGTCCGCCTTCTGCCGCTCGTTCAACTCCGCCCATAACCGGAGCGCCTCCGCCTTGCTAAACCGCTTGCCATCGGTCGGGTAACCGCCTAAAGTACCCGACTCCATCGCGTGTTTTACCGCAAGCAAACGTTCTCGGTCCGTATCAGAGTTTTTCATCGCGAGAATCCGTTCCCACGCCTGCTCGATCGTCTCGGCCGCCTTCTTCCGCTCGACCGCCACCTCGACCCGTTTCGCGGCCTCTGCGGACTCGGCCGTTGGGGAACGGAGGTTTAAACGGAGGGATACGTTCACGCTGCGTCACCGCGCAGGTTTACGACGGATTCGACGGGGGCAACGAGTTTAAGCTGCTTATGTGGGAGCATATAAACAAAACCTTCGTGATCGTAGACGTTACCTCCCCGGACGTGCTTTACCTCAAAGAATGATCCGTCTGGCAACGCGCACGGGCTATCGACCACTTGAGCGAAGTCACCGACCTTAAACTCGCCCACCTCGCGGCCGATTGCGTGCCATTTCGCTTCGATCTCGTGGAGTTCCAGTTTCCGCTTGGCCTCCGTAATTTCTTCGTCAGTAGCGCGAGTCAATTGGCTCGGCGTGTGGATGTCGGCGCCCACTCCGTTTAGGTGTTCCGTACCATATACGTACTGCCCCGGTCGGTCATCTCGCGTAATTTTAACGATCTTACCGTAATTACCGTGTCCGGATTGTACGACCTTCGCGTAATCCCCGACTCTCAATCGCTGTGCTTCCGCCTCCACACGCTTAACCTCCGCCAGTTGCGCCTCCATTTCGGCAACCTTCGCCTTGGTCGCGGCAAGTTCCGTTTCGAGTGCGGACAGGGACGGAGCTACCGGTTCGAGTACGAGATATTCGTTGTCATCGCGATCCAACGACAGTTCATCCCCGTCATCGTCCGTAACCATCACGTCCTCGCCATCGATTCCGTTCACCGCGTACACTTTCCCCTTGGTAAGGAACGTGTATTCATCGGTCGTGCAGACAACGAACGCATCCCCTTCGCGAACAGGACGGTCGACCTTGCGGTACTGCTTGCCGTCGTGAACGATGATGTCTGCGGGAGCGACCGGTTCCAGGACGACGTATTCGCTGTGGAACACGATTGTTCCGTGCTCTTTAACACAGCATTCATCAGTGAAAACTAATTCAACGGTAAACACATCGCCATCTTTGTACGTCCTAAACGGAGAATCCGCGTCTACAATCTTGATCTTCTCGCCAACCTGCGCCTTACGCGCTACCTCACGATATTGAACTCCGTCAATTGTCGTCATCATATACTAAACCGCCTCCATCATCGTTTTATTTTCGGAGCCTGTCCGCATTCCCACCGTCAACTTCCGCCACTTCTCGTCAATCGCGCCCGCAGCCGCCCAATACTCGCTCTGACCCGTACACGGCACGATGTAGCACGCGTCACCCGCCACGCCGATCATGTAGTCGACCTCGTCCGGCCCATACGTTTCGCCGCTATTGCGCGTTCCGTTGAGCACGTAGTAGCCGCTATCTCCGCCCTTGTCCGCCCGGAACCGGAGCGACTTCACCTGGAACGTCTGCCATTCGCCCGACCCCGGCTCCTTCGCGACCAAATCGTACACTTCCGCCGCGACCGGATCGGCCACCTCGTAGCCTGCCGCAAGGAGCGCAGTCATGGCGATTAGTTCCGCGTGAGTTCCGATGTTGCTCGTATGGCTCGCCATCCGTCCGCCTCCCTTCGCCTAAAACGGCAAGTCATCGTCTGAGATTTCGATAGGTTTATCGGTCGCGTCCGGAGTTGTACCGCCTGTGCTCGCGCCTGCCCCGAGCGTCAGTCCGAGGATCCCGATGTCAAATCCGGCCACGACGAGGTTCTTGATCTGCTCCGTCTCGTCCGCGACGTACAAGCAATCCTCGAACAGTGCGAAATCGAACGGTTTCTCGCCGCACTTGGCGAAGTTTGCGCGCTCGGCATCCGTCAGGTCTTCGTCCATGTCGAGGATTGGCGTGAGCGTGACGGCCGTGTCCGTGGAAGAACCGGACTTGGACAGTTCGAACGCGATCTTGTCGAGCTTTTTCGCGTACTTCTGAATGGCGGCGATGATCGTTTTCGCTTGTTTCGCGGACAAATCGACTACGATGTCCTCGCCGGTTTCGAGCGATCCGAAACCCATCAGGTAGCGCGGCTTCCCTTTGAAGAGGTACGCAGCGTCCGAATGTTCCTTGGCGGCCGCCTCGTCGCCAGCCTCACGCGCCTTCTTAGCGAGTCCGTAGTAGTAGTCGGCCGCGCGGTCCCACACCGTCGGGTTCCCCGTAATGAACCCTTTCGCGTTACGTTCCGCAGGCTTTTCGGGGACGAACGTATTCACCTTTTTAAAGATCGAGTATCCGTAATACTCGGCGGAATCCTCGGCGGATTTCACACGCACCTTGAGCGTCGTACCGGACGGGAACGCCACCAGGGCGCTACCGCCTCCGTCCTTCTCCGCTGTTGCGGACGCAACCGCTTCGGAACCGCGCTTCGTAAAAATACTCATCGTACAACATCGCTCCCTTATCGTATTGGTTTCGTTACACCGCGCAATACAGCGTCAGCTATAGTCGCGCAGCATCCACGCCATCAGGCGGTCGCCGAGCGGCCCGTCCGGCACTCGACTAACGCGGAACACCTGGAACATCTTGAACTGCGGCGGCTGGCGGTCGGGGCGGCGGCCCCTTCGCCGATTACGTTGTGCCATCGTTACATCGCGCTCCTTTCGTATCTTTCTCGTTTCGGACACCGGAATTTCCCGCGTCCGCAAGACGGCGTAAGCGTTGCGCGCCGACTTTATCCCGATACACGGCCGCGCTGCGGAAGGTAACGGGCAGTCTCGCTTACTCCGCCTTGTCGACGCGAGATGGGCGGTCCCATCTCGGCCGTTTCCTCTAATAGTAGGCGGCGACCGTCTTCGCAATCGCTCGCTTGTTGCCGATAACCCTGCGTAGCTCTTCGTCCAATTCCGCTATTGCCGTATGGAGCGCGTTAATCCGCGCCTGGCACGCGATACGAACCGCCTCCGACCGAGATTTGACCATTCGAAGGTTGATCTGCGCAATCTCGACGACAATCTCCGCTTTTTCCACCGCAATCCTACGTGCAGTCTCGCGTTCCTTGCGTTCCGCATTACGTAGCTCTTTCGCCACCATTTCGCGCACTTTATCGCGAATGGCGGCTACGACCGGCTCGGTCTTGAATACGGTGACGACGACGGGGCCGCGCTCGTCGTGACGGACGATATAGCACGCGCCGCCATAAGCGTAGAGCACGCCTGACTTGCCGTCCGCCCCCGTGACCTCGGCTATGTGCGTCGCTCTCCGGACGTTTACGCCGATCCGGCTACGCGCCTGCTCGACCGTACCTCCGAAATCCTTTACGTATTCTTCCGCCGCATGCTGTGATACGCGGACTCGACCGTCGATCATGCGAGCCTCACCGCCTTGGCGCGAACCAGGCCGTGGCTGCGGCGATGGCGACCTCCGTACTCATCGTAATCGAACGCGGTGCCTTCGCATACTTCGCGTAGAAAGCGTTCGTAGGCGGATGGGCTGGCGCTGGTGATGCGCAGGTATGTCGAGCGAAATTGCGAAACTTCTTCGGTGCGGTTGCGTATAGTATCGTAAGTCATCGTTATCCCTCCGTGTGGTTAGCGTTGTACTAGCGTAGGAAAGCGTGACAAATATGCTTGACAAAATAGTGTCAAACTTATAAAGTAGTAAGTGTGGTTAAAATAATTGGAAAAAACCTACAGACGTTGATTATACGCAGCAATGACGGTTATACTTATGTTGAGGGGCGGAATTACGGCACAACGCCTAAGTACCGTAATTCCGATGGCCTCGCTAGACCGCGAGGTAGTCTTGGATGTCGCCAAAGCGATTGCCGTCGTAGTGGCGAGCAAGGGATTTCAACTTCCGGTCTACTGTGTTTCGCGAAAGACCCAGCGCTTTGCCGAGCGCGTTAAGGGTCTTGTGTCGGGGGAACTCTTCGATGATTGCCGTCATCGTCGAGTCAAACTGAATCTTGGCGGATTCGAGAAGGTAGTCGATGAGTATTAACTTATCGGCTTCTTTCTTTTTAGACATCTTGGTAATCACTTCTTCTTCGAGATTAAACGAACTAACAAGATAGTTTGGGTCGTTCTGATTACTTCCCTCGTCGTCGGTCATTGGTTGAATAGGTATCTCTCGATACTTCCGGACCCGCATGTACCTATAACGATCTCTCTTCGCGTTTTTATAACAAAAACTTAGTAGACTTACAAAGTCACCGCCTTTGAACGATGCGACCGCTTTGCAAAACACTTCATTAAACAAGGAGCAGTCATCTGGTCGTTGCGTACTAATTCTCCAAGATCGGCAGATAGACCGATATAGGTCATCCAAAAGGTCCTTGTTGCCTGTTTCGAAGTAGTCGTTTGCGGTATTATTCAGTTTTTCTTTATCCAAGTAGCTCACCTCTTTTGTGGTATATACTTCTTATAACGACTAAGATTGAAAAGTGTACAAGTTCTTGGTAAGTTTTTTTAGAATTAGACTTCAATAGACAACGAGGTGCCTCCGATGTCATTCAAGGTCGGTAGGTGCCTGCTCGCCGATAGATTACGTGAGGCGAAGATGACGCAGCAAGAACTTTGCGAAAAGCTCGACATGCCTCCGTCTCAAGTATCCGACTGGGCAAACGATGTAAAGAAGATGTCGCTCGGGAACGCAAAAACCGTAGCGCACGCTCTGCGCATCCACATTGACGATCTGTACGAATGGATTCCCGTCAAGCCCACGGAAAGAAAGCGAGCAAGGCGCCGTAAAGAGTAGGTCTTTCCTACTCCTGGCCTTGATTACTCTTTAAAGAGAACTGACCACGGTTCAATCATACCAAATTTTGTCGAACTTGCACCTCGGAAATTGTCGACTTATTGCGACAAAAGCGGAAAACCCTTCCATCCGTATTTTACCGCGCCTTCCACGATCCCCCTCACCTCCTCCGCCGACCTCACCTCGTTCACATCCTTGTACTCCTTCGGAATCACCACGTCATACAATTCGCAATAGCCCGCCATCTTCTCGACCACCTGCGCCTTTAACTTCGCCCCGGCCTCGTCATTGTCCGTCGCGACCCGCAGCTCCTCTATCGGACTTTTTCGCAACAGTTCCGCCTTTGCCTCGCCAAACGCGCTACCACCGACCGCCACCGCAGGCACTCCGGCCGTCCACAGATACATCGCGTCAATCTCCGCCTCCACCAGCACCGAACGCCGAATATTACGCTCGTACACGATATGTAATCCGTATACCATCTCACGGATCGGACGGCCTCCCTTCACGTACCAAAACGTCTTCTCGTCGACACGTCGGTACTTCACGTTACCCAACGTGCCATCCGCGTTAAACCACGGTATTGTTACGGCGCGGTGGCGTGGTGAATACCCAGTGCCGAACATCCGCTGCACCTCTTCGGATATGCCGCGCGAAGAAAGATACGGATGGGGCGCGGCATACTCGTCCAGGATGCGGACGTCGAGCGGTCGGTCCGGTTCGGCGGGCGGGCGTAGGGTCACCGACATGTCAAGCGTTAACTCGTCGGGACCGACCGTTACCCCGCCGCCATAACCGTAGCGCCACCGTAAGTATTCACGCGTCTCCTCCTCCGTTTCGTTGCGGAGGAAGGCGAGGAGCTTGACGGGACCACCGCGCTGGTACTCCGGATCGGACGCGCCGTAATCCTGCCAGTACCCGGCCTTTGCGTTGGCTACCGGATTGTCCCGGAGCCATACGTAGAACGAGGGCGTTCGGTCATAACGGAAAGGGCTCGCGGCGACTAGCTTGTCCTCCGTCCACGTGGCGCGGGTCCACGGGAAGGTGGCGAGTTCGCTCCGCATGTCCAACTCCATAGGTAGTCACTCCTTTCAACGGCAGAAAACCTCCGTCGATTTCGTGGCTACTGGCGTAGCCTTGGCGCAAGGGGAGCGCCAGTCGTTTCGGGGAGGCTGAATCGGGGGTCGGCGTTGAGGGGGTGCCGACTATATAGTTGAGGGGGTTGCGGCGGGGATGCCGCTTTCGGAATCGCGCGGGGTGGGTGCGCGATTTTTTGTAATGTGGTATACTTTCTTTGGTTAAATTTTCATATAGCGTTATCTGTGTATAACTATAAAACTTTAGGATAATACTGTCAATAGATTGGAGGAATATTTTTGAAAGTAGTTCTGTGTGTTCGAGAGTTACTAGAAAAGCACAACCTTACCCAACAGGAATTATCCTCTATGACTGGAATAGCTCAATCTACGATAAGCCCGATGGTACGTAACATTAAGGAGAGGATCGATCTCGACCATATCCGCAGAATCGCGGAAGCGCTGGATATAAGAGACATGAACGAGATTATCAGAATAATAGACGAGGAAAACTAGAAATTAAATTGTCCCGCTGCCTCCGCGCCCGTCTCCATCTCACGAACGATCCCGTAGTTTGGCAAATACACGACTTCCACCGTTACCCCCTCGCCCCCGTTCCGTCCTTTGTTCAGTTGAATGACGCCGATCCCGTCCAGCGTATCAATCCCGATCGTCAGCGCGGAATCCTCCAGAAACGCCTTCGACTTTTTCAACTCGGCACGCGTCGGCGGACGCAGCTCGCGATTGCCCTCGTCATCCTTATCGTCACGGACCTCCTCCGCTTGTGTGATCCCGTGGATGACCGTCTGCGTCCGGCCTGCCAGCGCCCGCAACTTCTTCGACGTTTCCGCCGCATCTCCCCCGGTCGTCCGACTCGTATTCGCCTCGTACGTCATGTAGTAGTACGGGTCGATCACGACTACATCCGCTTTCGTCGCGAGGATGTCCGCCTCCAAATCACGGACGCGTCGCGAGGAAAAATCCTTGTCGTCTACCGCACGCACCTTGATCGTACCCGGAATGAGGTCGTTCAGCTCCGCCAAAAACGCCTCGAACCCGCGCTCGAACTCCTCCGACAGCTTACCGGCCAGCAACGCACGATTCTCGAACCCCGCCTCATAGTCGACACCGCCGATGGTCGCAGAGATCACGCCACGCCTTGCGCTAATGGACGAGTACGCCCGCGCCATCCACTCGAATCGCGACATCTCCATCGCCCATACGAGTACGTTCGCGCCCTGGAAGGCGGCCTCGATCGCCTCCTCCATCGTAAACACGGACTTGCCGCGACCCGACCGCCCGTACCACGTATAGACGTTGCCGGACAGATATCCGCCAATCTCGCGGTTGATGGTCGGGAACTTCGAGCGCCAAATCTTGAACGAGCGTCCCTCCTTGCGCTTGCGGTACTCGTCCAGGAACGCGCTCGTATCCCGTTTGATGTCCGTTCCCACATTATTGCGAACGGATGTTCTCATTATAACATTTTCTGCCTCCGCTATCAACCAGCCGACAAACTCCTCGGATGACATTTCGGAAAATTTTTCGCCGACCTGCGGACTCGTCAAAAACCGGTGGAGCATGCGCTTGCCTGCGTCATATTTGACTTTTCGCGCCAGCCACTCGAACGAGTCCGCCACTTCCGGCATGTACGTAAACCCGGCGACCTCTGCCGCGACCGTCCGATAGTCCGGAGCGCGACCGTTCGTTTCCGCATAGTCGCGGATGAACCGATATGCCTTACGTTCGGCCTCCGTGCCAAAGTGTTCCTCGCGGATGTCATAACGGGTTAGGGCGGTCGGGTCGTTCGCGTCGATCACCTTCGATAGGAGCGACTCGCCATACGCCACGTTAGCGCACCCCCTTTCGTTTCCGGAGCTCCGTCAGGATCGCGTCCACTCTCCGCTTGTACACTCGGCCGCCGAACGTGCGGTCCAGCAGCGCGTAATCAGCGTACATGTCGAGGAGCGCGTCGACCGTCATGTTTTCGTAGTCCCGGCGTACATTCCGCGCGTCTTCGTCGTGCGTCGCGTCCGGCGCGAAGGTAAAAACGATGAATGGAAAGGGCGCGGCCGCCAGTGTCATGTCCTCCTCGCACGCGAACACCATGTCGGAGGTCGTGCCGTTCTGCGGAACCAGGTCGTACTCCACTTCGGTCATGCACTCGTTTTCTCCGAAAAATATAGACGACATGCAGCCGACGACGCGATAAACGGTGCTGCCGAAACCTTTAACGGTCACATTGTCGCCAATCTTAAACTTCGGGCTTGGCATCGGTACCACTTTGCTCACTCTCCTCTCACCGTCTCAATAAGTCCCACGCGATAAAGTGTCGGTCCCACATCCGTCGCGCCTTCGCCTCCATCCGGACGGACCGGCGCAATTGCCACGCGTGATACCACGTCAACAATCGTTTCATTTCCGTATCCCCCTTTTTGATTCGCCCACGAACGGAACCACCGCGCACTGATCGCGCACCCGATCCGCCAGCCTCTCGTCGAACACCTGCGCCAGCTCCTCGATTGTGACGTTACTCGTGTATACGGTCGGCAGCCGGTTGGTCACGCGATGATTGATTACCGCATGCAGATCGCCCCTAAACGCGTCAGTCGCGTCACGCACGCCAATATCGTCCGCAACCAGGAACGGAACCTCCTGCGCGATGGCTAACGCCCGGTAATACGCCGCCGACGCGGGTCCTGCGATATGGTCCGGCACGCGCGGACGGTTAAACCGGTTGAACAGCGTTTGCCACTCGTTCACATCAAGGAAGTATACCGGTCGCTCCAGCGGTCGCCTATTCCGTTGAAGGCTGCCGATATAGTGCGCGATGAGATACGCGTTCGCGATCGCGGCGGCCGTCGTGGTCTTGCCGGTGCCTGGTTCGCGTGAGAAGAGGTATAGCGATTTGATCCGTTCAGCGTCCGGCGACTCATCGAATTGGCGTTCGAAGGTCGCGACATAGGCGTCCACGATTCGGTATGCCTCCGGTTGGCTCTCGCGAACAATCGAGTCGGCAACGGTGACGCGCCGATAGTCTACCGGGATGTTCGCGGCGGCCACCCGACCTCCCTGTCCGCTGGCTCCGTGGAGCGCGATGAAATGCGGGCAAAGGCGGGTGCATATCGCGGGGTCATCCGCTGTTTTACACGGGCCGCGGAGGATACAGCTACTCGAATTGGTCAATTAGCCTCACCACCTTCTTGATATACAAGTGTGTACCTTGTGTATTGGGTTTCGAGTTATTCACAACCGAACCCATGCTTATCCCCAAGTGTACGCGCGCTGGTATCCGCGACAAACGAGTATCTCGATGTAATGACCGTCCGCTCCTTCTTCGTGTACCTTACGGACTTCGACGCGAGTGTCCCCGGTTGCTTTCGCTACGGAACGGAGGTCATCTCGCTCTTTTAACTCGGTGACGGCTTCTTGAATCCATTCGTTAATCTCTTCGTCAGTAACGGGAACCCCTTTACCGAAATCAAAGAAATCCTTAGGATATTGCGGAATCATATTACGCGCCTCCTCTCATTCATAGCCAATCGGCCAATTCTTCCGCCGTCATCTCGTACCTTACATCGTCGGCCTGTTTCACACACGCCTGTTCCCGCGCCGCCTCCGCCAGCACCTTCGGGAGCACCCGACCGCGCATATATGTATACATGAACGTAAAGTTTACGCCAGGATACTCGCGAGTCGGCCGGTACTCGCGGAAGCACCCGTCGATAAACCTCCTGACGACTTCCGCCCCGTACTCGCCGACCATCCGCTTAATCACGCCCTGTTCCATCCGCCAGCCGCCGCGTCCGGGCACGTACGGGATGCCGTAGAGTTCCGTGTGGCGGTCGGACAGATACGCGCAGAATGTCGTCGTGTTCCACGTTTCGACCGGACGGGCGCGCCAGTCTTTTGCGGGTGGGAGACGGTTATTCCGTTTGGTCACCGGCGGTCGCCTCCTTGTAAATGTCCGCACGGATACGGTCAATGATCGCCTGTTCCTCCGGCTCGAGTTTTTCGGGAATCAACGTGAGTAGCCCGACAAGTGCGTCGAAAGTGGCGCGCAAATTTCCGGATAGACGATCCACCTCCGCCTCCGCCGCCAACGCCCGTTCGATTGCGTGGGGCCATCCGGTACGGGATTCGGCGATGAACGTATCCACAGTCTCGTCCGCAAGGATTTCGCAGATCATTTCGCCGTGCGCGTCGACGATAAAATCGTTGCACGTCCGCGACCAAGGACCGGGCACAGTCGCGTTACATATCGCTAGGTCGGCGCGAAGATCGCGTCTACTCATTCCGCATCCCCTCCAATCGTTCATTTACGCCTTCATGAAAGTCGTACCACTCCGCGTATCCAAAGCGATACTCACCTTCGTCATTCATAACCCACACCAGTCGGCGCAGCCGCTCAACCTCCGCGAGCAATTTCGGAATGTCCTCGCGAGCTTCGGCGATGAAATAGCCATCACGCGCCCCCTGTCCAAAACTATCGGTCCAGCAAATAACCTCTTGTTCCGGCACGCTGACGATATCGAGCGAATACTGATCGTGTTGTGACGTCTTCCAAGGCCCCGGCGTTGCCCTCTCCGCACGCTCGCGGATCGTGGCGAGTTCTTCTTTCGTCAGCATAGCGTCTCCACCTCGCCTTTCCATTTGATTTCGGGCAACCCGGTCGACACCATGATCTCCTCGATCTCCTCGTCGTACTCCGCGCCCGATACGTGCAACAAGAACCCTACCGCTTCAAGTACAGTATCTCTCAACGCCTTGTCTGGCAAGTATTCGTATACATACTCATCCACCGCAACTAGGGCTGAATCAAGTCCCTGTATAATTCGCTCAATTAGCTCATTTTTTCGTTCTACGCGCTTGATTTCTGCCGTCTGCTCTGGATCAAACAGCACATAAGGACGACCGCAAATAACAGGTGGTCCGGGGTTTGGTTTTGTTGTCATTGCGTTACACCTCCGTTTTCTCCTGATTACTCCGTGATTTCTCGCGATAACACCTCGGCGGGTACTCTTTATCCCGGCGCGAGTGTTCCGTCGAGTTTTCGCCTATTCGCTAGGGCGTTTTGGACGCAATCTCGCGGCAATCTCGGCGCGCTGCTCGTCCGTTAGTTCCCGCCGCTGCGGCTCCGTCACCATCCGGACTTGTTTCGCGGTAAGCGTGGCGCGGACGGCCAACGCATCGCCCGATTCGGCGCGATCCAATACGGTGTAGACCGGAGCGATGTCGATGATGCGGCGGACGTGGGTCGGAACGCAACTGTACGCGGTCCATTCGTTGGATTCGCGGTCGAATACGAGCGTCGTCTCCTGTTCGGTGCGTGGGTACTGCGGCATGCTAGTACCACTCCTGTCGGTTGTATTCGATCGCTAGTATTGCGTCTGCCTCCGTCAACTCGCGGATAGGTTCCGAATCCCACGCGATGAAGGCGTTACTCGTCCGACCGCGATCCTTGTACCACGTCATGACGATGTATCCGGAGTAGTCGCCGCCTTCGAACGGGACCGTTCCGATTGAGGCTACCGCGTTATCATCGCGGTAGTTCGTGCCGATTTCGCGAGATATTTCGCGAAGAGCGATCATTGTCGCGCAATTCCAGTTATCGGGCGAGAACGTCCCATTTTCGAAGGCGCAACGCGGGTCATCGCCTTTCCACGGCTTTCCGCGTTCAATACACAATTTGCACGGCATGTTATCGTACTCCTTTCGCGTTATTCGTGGCATATGCGCGTAGCAGGCGTAGCTTGGTGGCGCGGGATAGGGTGCGCCAGGTTCCGGTGCGGATTCGCATGGTGGCGGGCTCCTTTTCGGTTTAATGGGCGGCATACAACGGGTTCAGGCGGAGGGTAACCGCCTGTTTAGACGAAGCGATTTGCTCACGTATATACGCCGCAAGGCTGTCGCCATGCCCATCGAGGATATAGCGCATCAGCTTCGTAGGCTTTTCGCTACCGAACGACGGATGCTTCGCCTTCTCGCGCGGTGAGTATCCGGTAAGCATACGATACCCGCGATAAATGTTTCTCCAAGTGCAGGACATCGCCCAGTTGTCATTGGTATCGTATCCCTTCGCGGCTACGTATTCCTCGTGCAATTCGAGGATTACGTGGTACTGGCGCTCCCACTCCGTGAGTTGTCCCTTTGACGGGCGACCGGGCTTTCGTTTTGGCGGCAGCACGTCAGCCCCTCCCGGAAATTCCTCGAACTTTCGGCGGAGTGCGGCGATCTCTTCGGCCATTTCCGCGTTCTTGCGCTCGAACCACTCGAACTTTTCCGACACGTACGAAAGATGCGTCTCTAACATTCGAGCGACTCCGTTCAGTGTGTTGATTTCCGTCAAATCCCCGTTCAGCATCGCGCCCATTACGAGCAGCGCCTTCTCGCGATTCTCCGGCGTGTTGTCGAGGTACATACCAAGCTTCTTACCATCCGCTACTTGTTTCAGTTGCAGCATACCCATTCCCCTCCGATTTAACTAACGTTTATGATTACGGGTTTCTTCCCGCGCCTTGCCGGAAGCTGCTTAGACAGCGCGTCCAGGAAGTCGTACATGCCGTCAATGGCCGACTCGTACTCCTTCGCGGTCAACTCGTTCATCGCCGCAAACTCCGCGTCATAGTGCGTGAGATACGCGTACTTCTTGATGAAGTCGCGGACGGCTGCGGAAAATTCGAGTGACCGACCGCCGATCTCCGTCCCCGTCCGCACCTCGCGGATCGGCTGCGGCTGTTCCGCGATGGATTCGAGCGTATCGCGGAGGACTTGCGCCGATTCTTCCGCCCGTTGTCGCGCCTCGCGCTCGCGTTTCAACTCCGCCTTGACTTCGCGAAGCTCGCGGACGGTCATCTCGTCGATCGTTTTGACTTCGCCGGTGGACGGGATGGTGTGCGCGGTAGAGACGAACTCGGCGCGGTCGATGTCGGGTGGGAGCGCGAGCATCTCGAAGATTTTTCCGACGGACAATCCTCGCGACGTCGCGAGGTTCCCGAACTGCTCATGCGCATTGATTATCTTTTGCGCAGTTTGGTGTGCCATATCAATGGATTCGAGCCATTTCATCCATTGACCGCGAACCAGGTCATTCTCCTTTACGTGCTTCAACCTTCTGCCGATCTCGAAGATCGCCTCGCCCGCGACTCTCTTGTAGGCGTTGATCTCGGCTGTGATTATATTCAGATCGTCGGAGAGCGCGGCCTCTTGCTTGGCTTGTACATTCATCACTACCTCCCCCTTTCTCGCGAATCATCTATCGCGCGGCTATATCTTTTATATGACTGACCTCGCGAACGATAGTGAGCGATATCTTTTGTCTTGTTAAAGATTAGTTCTTGTTAAAAGATTAGTTATAGTTATTGTGACACTCGCGCCATGCGGCACTCATCCATGTTAGACGCGCGTCACATGGCTACGCCCTCCCCGCCAAATATCGCCAGATGGCTGATCGGCAGCACCGTATACCGCGTCGTCCGCCACCGCCCGCCCGCGTCACGCTCCTTCACCGCGCGGATCACCTCCCGCCCCTGCCATCTGTACGCGAGCAGCCGTTTGATCCGCCGCCCCGCCGTCTCCCGGCTGACTCCGAGCCTGTGCGCGATCAACTCTTGCGTCGGATAGCACTCGCCGCGCTCGTCCATAAACGCCGCGATGACGCAGAGCGTCCGCCAGTTCTCGTCGCCAATGTCCGCGAGTAGTCCGGAGTGTACCGCGTCGACGTACATCTTGACGAAGATGCGCGTCTCACGGCGGCCAGTCGTGACGGAATATTCCGACTGTGTTTCGATGGATACGAGGTTATGTTCGGTCATTTACGCGGTCACCTCCCTTGAGGAGCTTTTTGTTTTATCCTCTCTAATTACATAACTACAAAAGGCTAAAAATTTGGTACATCGCCTCTCCGAAAACTTACGTTCACCGTATATTGCGACGCTATGGAAGACGTCGCACACCTTCCGCGAAAATTTTTCCGTTACTACTTATAACGACTAAGTTTTGTTTTCGTACAGGCACGCGCAAAAAAAAAATAACGCCAGCTCAAAAAGAGCCAGCGCCATCCTATTATCCGCCGTACACATATCGTTCTTTCCCGCCTACGATCCGGCCGCCAATCGTTTGCGTGTAGGTGATTCCGTACTGGTCCGTTACTAGTAGCGCGTACCGAGGGTTGTCCGGATTGAACGGAACGAACCGCGTTACTTGGACGTTTCCCTGCGCGATCCTGCGGTTGATCTCGGCTGTCATGCGTGGGAAGTTCGGGATGGGGTCGATCATTGGCGTCCCTCCAAACTCTCCAGCGGAGAAAATTTCCGGTGTTGTGCGGCGATGTCCGTCCCGAATAACGACACGTACGTCTGCACCATCTGTAACGTCGTATGTCCGAGAATCTTTTGCAACGAAAAAACGTCGCCACCGTTCATGATGTAGATTTTGGCGAAAGTATGGCGGAAAGTGTGCGGACTGACCCGAACGCCCCTAAGTCCTGCCTCCAGTCCGGTCTTCCGTATCTCGTCCTGCATGGCGCGTTTCTTCTGCGGCCCATTGTCGATGTTGACGAACACGTAATCGTGGTCGAGTGCGCCTCGGATCGTCACGTACTCCTTGAGGTGTTTTTCGAGCGTCTTCTGAAACGGAACCATCCGCTCTTTGCGCCCCTTCCCGTACACCACCATGATGCGGTCGCGCCACCGTATATCCGTCACCTTGAGCGCTTCCGCCTCCGCAATTCGGATGCCGGTTTCTAAGAGCGTGAGCATGAGCACGTAATTGCGGTATCCCGTGAACGTCGAACGATCAGGAACCGCCAGGAGCGCCTTGACCTGTTCGCGCGAGAACGTTTGGACGATCCGCCGTTCCGCCTTTATCAACCGCGTTTTTTCAGTGGGGTTGGTCGGCAGGTATCCGTCATCATGCAGGAACCGGAAGAACACGCGCCACCCCCGCAGGAGCGAGTTGACGTACGCATCCGATAGCCCGTCATCCTTCCTCGTGAGCACGATTTCGTTAACGTGATCGGCAGTCACATCTAACGGCTTGTCCACGCCAAGATCGCGCAGACCATCGAACAGGGATTTGAGCCCCTCGCGATAATACCGTAGGGACTGGTCGCTTAGGTTCTTGACGCGACAATTTCGCAGGAACGTTTCGCGCGCCGTATCGAAATCAAGTGCCTCCTCCGCATAATGACTCTCCCCTCCGGACACGAACGATTTAATCGTATTCGGTCGTCTCGTTCGTTTTTGCGCCAA